TAAAAAAAACCGCCTTTACCGACTGGAAATCAGGTAAGAGTAAATCTTACTGTAAATATCTAATAGAAATAGCTGATTTTTTCAATGTATCTATTGACTATTTGGTGTACGGAAAAACCGCAGTAAACGATTTATCCGTCGATGAAATTCAGCTTATAACTGATTATCGCAATTTAAGCGAACAAGGTAAAAACTATATACTTGATACAATGGATATGGTAAAGGAAAAGTATAAAAAACAGGATATTCATCAATCGGTGGAACAGATAGGATAGATTTTAAAGAAAGGCGGAACAAAAATGTCTGCGATAAGAGCAATAAAATTTAAAAGAGTAATCGCTATGTTCGTTTCAATTGCTACATTGTGTTTAGCTTCTGCGTGTGAAGATAACGATGAAGGAGATAGTAAAAGAAAAACTGTAAGTGATCAGGAAATAACTCTTGACTTCGCTTTTGGCACTCGAAAAGGGACTTATTCAGGAGAAGTTAATGATAATGGAATACCTGATGGCGTTGGAACATTTAGTTCAAAAAACGATGAAGGTACTGGTTGGACATATAACGGCGATTGGGAAAATGGTCATTGGAACGGCAAAGGGACTTCCGTTTATGATACTGGAGACAAGTATTCAGGCAATTATCGTAATGACTATGCTAATGGATACGGAGAATATCAGTTTGCCAACGGCAATAGGTATGTGGGAGTAGTTGCAAATGAGCAGGCAAGTGGGCAAGGCAAACTTTATTATTTTGATGGTAATGTCGAAAGATGCTTTGTAGGAAAATTCAAAGATTTTTCAAATGCCACAGGATATGTGCAATATGGTGGTAGTAATCAATGGAAAGCATCCATGAGCAATGGAAATATTTCGTTTTTAGAAAGGCTTGAGCCAGCTATTGGAATGACAGAAACAGAAATACTTAACTCTACATGGGGCGCTCCGAAAAGAAAAAACAAAACAACCACCTCGTATGGCACAAGCGTTCAATGGGCATATGATAAAGGGTACATTACTTTTTCGGATGGCACTGTATCTGCGATACAAGAAAACGGGTAGATAGTTGTGCACTCGGGTGCAAAAAGAAATAAGGTGAGTAAGTGCAAAACTGCATAAAATGTAAAAAAATTCCCCTGCCTTGAATGGCGGGGGATATGTAACAGGCAGTATTTCAAATAAGGGGTGTGAACTGAGTTAATGGGTAGACCCAGAAAAGAAAAGCCGACCAGAAGCGATGGACTTTATGAGATAAAAGCTACTGTTGGGCGAAGATTTGATGGAACACCGATAAGAAAAAGTTTTTACAGCTCGGTAAGCAAAGCCGATGCAAAAGCAAAAGCCGAAAAGTACAAAGCGGAGCAGGCTTTATACGAGCGAACGGGCGAACGCATATCAGAGCCGGCGTCAATGACCTTTGATAAATGGGCCGTGAAATGGCTCGAAACATACAAAAAAGGTACGGTCAAAGACCATACCTTTAATTTTACTTATCGTGTGAACGTTGAGGAATACCTTATTCCGTACTTCAAGTCTGCCAAACTTTCGAGCATACGTCAGATCGATATACAGGAATATTTCAATCAGGCAAGAAATAAAAAAAGCGGAGAACCGCTTGCGGCTTCCACTCTGGATAAGCAAAAGATGATACTTAAATCTCTCTTTGATGCTGCTATTGATAATGACCTTTGTTTCAAAAATCCCGTCAAGAACATAAAATATCAACTGGTCGCAGAACCGGCAAAAAAAAGAGTTTACAGTCGGGAAGAAGCCGACACAGTTATAGCTTACTCGAAGGAGCACGGCAGATACGATATAGTGATCATGCTTGAAACAGGTGTAAGACGTTCGGAATTGATAGGATTGCAGTGGTCCGACATTGATTTTGATAATAAGACTATTCATATTCAGCGTTCGGTCGTACAGACCACAGATCAGATAGTCATAGATAAGCCAAAAACAAAAACATCCGACAGATTCATTCCTATAAGTGCGGAGCTGGCCGACTACATCAAATCGTATCGAAATGAAAATATCTACATCATCAGCGATGATAAGGCAGAGCCGAAGAGTCCAAGCACATTTGCAAGTCAATATGAACGCTTTATGAATAAGATGAGTGAAGAAAAAGGATGTCCTGCGCTCACTCCTCATGAGCTGAGGCACACTTTCGGAACGCTGCTCCGAGAACAAGGAGTAGATATATATACAATTCAGAAAGTAATGGGTCACTCCGATATAAGTGTAACAGCAGCTATTTATGTTCACAATGATCTTGATGTACTAAGAGAACAGATGATGATAGACTGATTACTACGACACTTTTACGACATAAAGAATAGTTTATTATAGTTCATTATGCACTTTTGTTTTTGGTAAAGTGCGTAGATATGGTCTTTATCGCAGAAAGTAAAGGAGTGGAGATGTTTTAATATCACGACTGGAACTCGTGTATACGTTAATAGCGTATCGAGGGTTCGAATCCCTCTCTTTCCGCCAAAATACGTTGTTTGCAAGCGATTGTGAACGACGTATTTTTTTGCTTTTTTTACGCACTACGACACTTACCACGACAAAATGCACCGTTTTTAATATTTATGAAATTACTTATAAAAAATTAACCGCCCGAAAATAAGCCGGGCGGCGATCTTATTTTACTTATTGTTTATATCCTTATCCACCAGTTCTTTGATATGAGCCGCCATACTAACTCCGAGTTCAGCAGCTCTTTTTTTGATGATATCCTTGTATCCTTTAGGTAGCATGACTTGGATGCTGTCATAAACCTTTTTGTTATATCTACGCTTAACTTCGCTACTTGTTTTTCCCATAAGCATACTCTCCTTTGATGATAGGTCAGCTTTGGTCTTTATATACGCCTGTTTTAATCCTTTTATTAAACCCAGTCTATACATGAAAGCGAAATTTTGTGCCGTTCAGAAACGGGCTTGTCCCCGAAAAACTTTTTTTCTTTTTCGGTTTCGGGCATTCTTTCCCAAAGAGCACCGTCCCAAAGCTCCCCGTTAGAATAGCGGAAAGTGCAGAAGTCCTCCACACCATAACAACGTTTAAGCTTTACTATTTCTGTTGGTGTAAGCCCTATTTCTCTTGTCATTTTGTCTTTAGACAACCCTCCGTTGCAAGGGTCATTACACAGCCACTCCAGAGCTTCTAAAAACTCTTCCTGTGTAATGGTGCTGTGTTCAGCCCAGTTCTTGAAAATTTTACTTTCTCCTTCAAGAACGATTTTCTTTTTTGCTTCAAAGTTGCTCTTTGGTGATGCGCTTGCTCTGTATTCTGCACTGTTTTCATTGTACTTGCTTTCTAAAAATTCCTTAACATCTTTCATAATAATGTCCTTTCTGCTTCTCTGAGGAAGTCTACCGTTTTCTTTACTGTATCTATATTATAGCATACTTCATGGAGTATGTAAAGAGGTAAAATGCACAAACTTTTCTATATATTTTTGTGAATATTTTTTCAAAAACGAGCACAACAACTGAAAAAAGCCCGAAAGTGTCAACCATAAACACTTTCGGGCTTTCCCTATCTATTCTCTATTTCTGTTTTTATGTGCCTGATAAACTTCTCCCCCGCAACACCGTTTTCATCATATCCCCACTTTCTCAAAAAGTAGTTCACGCACCTCACCGTGTTATCCCCGAAAGTTTTCGTTTCGTCAATTCCATAGCTGTGCATCCCTTTCGCTTTCGCCAAAAGCAGCAGTTCTTTCACGGCTAAACTGCCGATGGTGGAACTGCCTTTTTTGTAGCCGTCACTGTCGAGGATATTTTTGGCTGTTGTCGCATTTTTCACCCTGTAAGCAATGCACTTAGCCTTGAAATTGTCCCAGTGTGGCAGTATGTACGCAGGACAATACTTAGCACTGTACCAATGGTTGTGTGAGTATATAGCATAGTCCGCTAACTGATACTTGTCCAGAAGATAAGCCACGAGCTTTGCACAGTTGTCCTCAGCTTTTTTGCTCGAAGCACTCCCCGAACCGTCCATGATGCACTCAATGGCGATAGTTTTCATGTTGCCGTCACCGGCACCGTCCGCAGCGTGCCACCCTGCGGATTCAAGTGGGAGATTCTGCCACGCTTCTTTATCGTCAACGTAAAAATGCACTCTTACATCTCCCATGTTACCGTTATATGTAGCCCTTGTGTACTGTTCACTCATCGTTGTACCTGATACGCTGATCTTATCCGTGTTATGTACCGTAATGCCCACAAGTCCTGTTCTGTTTTCGGGCATATCAATCCCGTTATCGTTGTGCTTTGTCAGCAAAAATTCATTGACTTTTACGCCGTTTGCGGTGTAGGTCTTGTCTGCTTTCAACATAATAATTACCTCGCTTTCTTTTTTCAATCATCGTCTTCATCATCAAACCACGGATAAGTTTCTTTCATCTTAATATAAACAGCATTATTAAATTCGGGACTTGAAATATTTATGTACTTCATTTGCTTTTCAAGTCCGATCGCTGCCGTGATCTGTTTTTCACAAGCACACGCATTAGCGTTGCTGCTGCACCATTGATAAGCGACTTCTTTGTAAGCGTTTATTATTATTTTTTTATCCTCATCGGACATATCATATTTTTGAAGCACAGCCTGTATCTCTTTCATTTCCGTTTCAAGCATACTTTTCATACTTACTCCCGAGCCGTATTTTCCCATAAATAACCCTCACTTTCCTTTTTCTTCGTCAAAATAGTTCATCACCGCCGACATCCCTGCTGCCACTGCCGAAATGCCGATGCCAATGACCGCAGTTTTCACCACCGACCTGTCCGCCGTCCAGTCAACCGCTACGATGTTCACTGAAATGTAACCCACCGCCGTTTGTACAAATGTACGGACGGCTCTTTTTATCCAGTTTTTCATACTCTGACCGCCTTTCTTTTTTAAAACCACATTTGAGCGTAACTTTTTGGTTTTAACCTTTGTGTGCCTGCTCATTCAGATGCTTTTGCAATTTTTCATGTGCCTCTGTCACTTTCCCATTGCACCCAAGCTGTTTAAGCCCGTCTAAGCAAGCAAGCATGACATAGCTCATCATGCACTGCTCGTCCTTGATGCTCTTTATCTCCTCAGTCTGCTTTTGCTGTTCCTGCACCCACTTGATTATTTTGTAGCCTATCGTGCCGAAAGCACTCAATGCCGCCAGCACCGCTCCTGCGGTGACTATCATACCCGTTGTTATCGTCATAGCATATTTAGCCTCCTGTTACTCCCCTAAAACTGACCTGCGCACTTGTCTACTTGCCGGATTATTCTTTTCTTATTTATGAGAGGGAGAAGTGTTCCCCCTCTCACGCTACTATTCTTAGACTATCACTTTATAGCCCTTATGCTTAGTATTTTTCTCCGGTGATCTCTTCAAACTGAGCCTTAGTGATAACGCCCTTTCTGACCGCCATTCTTACCATCTGTACAGTCCAAAGACCTTTTTCATAATTCATTTTGATAGTATCGTAATTCATAGTTTTCATACCTCCATTTATTCTTCATCGGGTAAACTTGACATTACCTGATATTCAAGAGCTGCCGCAATTCTTTCTTCTGCCGAGGGCGAATTATCTGGTTCAGGGGGTGTGTTGATGATTTCCTCAATCTTGGCAAGGGTTGCATCATCAGACAGTGTTGTGTCAATGCTGTAAACCGACCTGAGAGTTGACAGCATATCCATGCCGCCCATTACTATTCCTGCTTCATCTGAGCTGACGACGTATTTGATACCGTCAAGCTGTGATGCAGGGAAGTCCCTCGCTACTCTTTCAGGCGTTGCTACCTCGCCGTTAGGGTAGACATAAGTTTTTGTTTTGTCAAAAAAATAAAGTTTTGTCATTTTTATTACCTCCAATAATTTTTGATATTTTTTAAGTGTTGTATCTATCTTTATTCGTATGTTTTATGTAATTACGTATTTTTTTAATCCTTTTTCAAGATTTTTGTCATATGCATCAACTGTTGAAGAATGATTACTACCACCACCTCCTCCAAATAAAGCATAGTCTCCTACAGTAGTAGCTGCGAGGCTGCTTCTTGCAGCACTTAAACTTGTAGCAGTTGAACGCACAAGATTTTTGTCATATGCATCAACTTTTGAAGAATGATTACTACCACCACCTCCTCCAAATAAAGCATAGTCTCCTACAGTAGTAGCTGCGAGGCTGCTTCTTGAAGCACTTAAACTTGTAGCAGTTGAACGCACAAGATTTTTGTCATATGTATCAACTGTTGAAAAACTCGAACTACTATAACCTCCCCCAAATAAAGCGTAGTCTCCTACAGTGGTAGCTGCGAGGTCGTATCTTGAAGCACTTAAACTTGTAGCAGTTGAACGCACAAGATTTTTGTCATATGTATCAACTGTTGAAAAACTCGAACTACTATAACCTCCCCCAAATAAAGCGTAGTCTCCTACAGTAGTAGCTGCGAGGTTGTATCTTGCAGCACTTAAATTTGTAGCAGTTGAACGCACAAGATTTTTGTCATATGCATCAACTTTTGAAGAATGATTACCTCCTCCAAATAAAGCATAGTCTCCTACAGTAGTAGCTGTGAGGCTGCTTCTTGCTTCACTTAAATTTGTAGCAGTTGAACGCACAAGATTTTTGTCATATGCATCAACTGTTGAAGATTTATTACTACCACCACCTCCTCCAAATAAAGCGTAGTCTCCTACAGTAGTAGCTGCGAGGTCGTATCTTGAAGCACTTAAACTTGTAGCAGTTGAACGCACAAGATTTTTGTCATATGCATCAACTGTTGAAAAATAATTACCAGTAGTATAACCTCCTCCAAATAAAGCGTAGTCTCCTACAGTAGTAGCTGCGAGGATGCTTCTTGCTTCACTTAAATTTGTGGGAGAAACACCACTTATTGTCGCAGTGTACTTATGCGCTACTTCCGTTTCAACACTGCTTGTTATTGACATACCTTTCACAATAGTGCTGATACCCCATACCCCAACTTCTGGTAGATAAATCGTACCCCAATCAGTACTATCGGGTGTTACGCTTTCTGTTCTGTCGCCCTTTGTAAAAAAAATGGGTGTTCCTGCTTCACCTTGCACCGTCACTTTTGGAGATAGCAGTTTTTTCAGGTCATTCAGATAGCCTGTTATCACCTTATTCTGTACGGGGTTTTCTGAAGCTGTTGAAAGCTCATCATCCACAATCACATTATACAGCCCTGCAAGCTTAGTTTTCTCGGCAGTGGTGTAATCGTTGGTGGACAAGTCTTTCCCTGTTACTTTATCCACCTTCCCCGAAAGTGCCGTTTCTGTAGTTGTTTCAAGATTAGATACCGCCGTGTGTGCGCCCTCAATGCCACTTTCTATGTGGTTGAACCTCTCCGCCGACATGGGAGAACCCTGCTGTAACACCTCACCTGCCGCTTCAAAGGTCTTAGTGCCGTCCTGATTGACGGTCTCGGTGTATGTATGCGGACGATCGACCACATGATCTGTCCACGTTTGCTTTGTGTAACTCATGCTTTAGTCTCCTTTCTGTGTGAGATTAAATTTGAACGTCATATAGAAAGCATCATCACTTGTTTTGCTGATGCTTTCGGGCGTTGCCCCTGCCACATCTCCGTCCGTGTCTATAATGCGTATGCTCACAGTATCGAACTGCACATCGGGCACACGGCAGAACACTCGGATAGCATTTCCGTCTATAGTCTTTTCAACTATAGTCAGATCAGCCCAGGTACTTTCACCCGTCTGTATCTGCACCTTGTCTATCTTGCTCTTCCAGAAGGTGCGTATCTTGTTCAGAAAAGTATCGTTCCATATCGTCATAACTCAGTCACCCCCTGACCGCATAAGTGCTGTCCGCAGTTAGCCACAACGGGATAGCCGAAAACTATCTCATTTTGTACTGTACACTCATTTTCATAGACTACATTTAATTGATAGGCTATGTGAGCGGGCAGCTTAGCCCGTACCAGTGCCATGATGTCACTTGCGTAAAAGTTGGATTCCGCCCCTCTTTCCGTGTCGATGTAAAGAGCGTTGTTACCCTCTATATCGCATGGCTCAAATCTGCACTGACTCTTAGCTCCCGTGTATGTGCCTATAATGTCCGACAGCAAGGAAGCCGACAGTTTGCCCGAACCCACAAAGTAGCTTTTCACAAGCCGTCTGCGGTCATCAAGGGAGCGTTCACCATGCATATGGATATGCAAAAATGTTTCCAGTTTGGCGATAGTTTTCTCGTCTGCACTGTCGATAAAACAGTCCCCGAAAACAGTTTCTATGCCCGATTTCACATCGTCTATCAAGTCGCCCTCGGCTTTTAGCACGGCTTGCATTTCCTTGACTTCGTTGTAAAAAGTCGGGTAGTAAGTCACAAGCTCGTCGTAAGTGCAATCATAATAATCATTAAATATCATTTTATCACCTCTTGCTACGTATCAAAAGTGTAATTTAATTTGACAGACAGTTTATAACTGTCGCCCTCCCATGTATGGGTGTCTTCATCAACATAGTACGTTCCGTTTATTCCTAAGTGGGGTATCTGGACGAATACCCCCACACCCGATATAATATCAGGAGAACCCAGTACTTCGGCAGTTATCGTCTTTTCTATCTGTCCCTGTTCTTTCAACTTGGCTTGAGCGAGCTGCTGTATCTGTGCCTGATTCAGTGTTTCATCGGGTTTGTCAACGTCTTGAAAAATGCCTATCCTACTTTCAAGAGAAGTATTCTTCGCCGTTGCAAGCACTTGGTTTTCATCGGACAGCAGCACTATTCTTGTTTTGGTCTTTTCGAACGAACGGTTAAAGCTGTAGCTTAAAATATTTTCTTCTGTTGACAGCACATACTGCAAGATATTTTTCTTTCGGGTTATAAGCGAGAGCTTGCCTTTGTCCGACATTATGTAGTGTCTTGTATTGGTATTGTCGTAATCAAGACTTAAAGCGTCTGCTATAACATCAAATGCTGTAGTATGCGACTTTGTAAGTTCGGGTATCCTGTGCGTGCATTTGTCCACAGTGCCAACAGGAAGTCCAAGCCTTTTGCAAACATCACGGAATATATCATCTGCCGTTTTGTTTTCGTAAACGTAGGTGTCCTTGTTGTTTGCAAGGTATATCCCCATGTCGTAGGCTGTAAAGGAAAGAGTCTTTTTCTCGGTCTGCGTGGTGTTCATGATTATACCTTGGAACAGCTCCTTCCCCTCTGAATACAGGGCACATTTATGCCCCTTTTCAACGTCTACTCCCGAACGGGCATGATTTGATGAATCATCATCTATCATCTTCACCGATAGAGATCGTGCGGAAGAACCTTTTCTGCCCTTCCATTTGAGCTGCGACACTAAGTCGGTTATGTCATAACTTTGACTGTTTGAAAGAAAAATGTATAGATTAAATTTCATTTTTTCACCGCCTTTGCGCATTTTCAATAAGGGGCATCGCCCCGTCATGGGGCGGACGACTTAGGGCATTTGCCCCTTAGGGTTTCAGTGGGGGATTAAATTCCCCCACTGAAAGACTAAGATGACCGCCGCCTAAGAGGCGGGGGACATAAGTCGTGAGTTATAGTGTCGTAAGCTATGGCATCGTCAACACCATTCCTGCTTTTATCATGTTTGGGTTTGCCCCTATTATCTTTTTGTTCGCCTCATATATTTTCTTGTATATGGACACATAGCCGTAGTGTTTTTTTGCTATGGTGCAAAGAGTGTCCCCGCTTTTGACAGTGTATGTCTTAGGCTTTACTGTGTTATTTACCCTTTGGACAGTATTGCTGACAGATGCTTTGCCTGTTGAAGTATTCACGTTTATCTTTTTAAGCGTTACAGTCTTGTAGCTTTTGAATGATACGGAGTAGCTGTAGTCGCCTACGTCAAGTTCACCCTGGGAATAGCTAAAACTCTCTATTGTCATGTACTGTAAAATGTCGCATTTGGTAACACAAACCCTCACGGGGAGTTTCGAGTACATAGCATTGAGGATAAAGTTAATGCAGTAATGTGGCAATACTTTCATTGCATTATCCGACATAGTCACTGCTGCTGTATTCATACTTTTTTCGGTTCGTGCTTTGGCAGCTAAGTCACGGACATTGACAACGCCGTCTCCGTTGTAGTCCCCCACAGTGGATAACGTTTCGGCAGGAGCATACTGACAGCCACGGAAACTTGTTGCAGGAAAGAATGAGGAAAATGAAAGTACCATTGCCCTTGTGCTTTGGGGTATCACCACTTCTCCCAATTCGGCAACAGTCACGCTTTGATTGTTGCCGTTTACTTTTATGTCTATCTTTTCGGGATTGACAGGTAAAAGCAGTTTTTGTCCACCTGCTTCAAGCCATATCTGATACGGATTAGTACTCATAGTCGTTATCGCCTCCCTCATAAACCTCCTGTTCGATAATGCCAAGCAGTACAGGCTTCAAGTTTTCCTGTAACACTTCAAGAATAGACTCTGTGTCCGCGTTGCCCGAAACTTCTATTTTGCCGTTGCCGTTTATGTCGATAACGATATGCTTTTCGGAGGTACTGTTGCTGCTCGTATTTGCGTTGTTACTCTGCACCTCGCTGTGTTCGGGCAACACAATCTTGTTTTCTGTGACGTTGTTGTTGTCTGAACTTGCTATCTCACCAATAGCACTTACAGTCTTACCCATAATGGGAATAAACACGCTCTCTATGCTGTCTGTGAGACTTTGCAGCATACCTGAAACATCAGTCTTAACGCTGCTATCATAAGCATTATTCACATGACTTATGGTGTCGCCGTAATTGATAATACTCTCGTACTGCTTGCTGACTTCGCTTACCACAGGAAGCTGCGGTGTGCTTGTGTATTCCGATAATGCGCCGATTATCTTTTCTGTCTCCCTTGTGGGGAATACTGTCGAGTGCTGCTTGCCAACAATAAGTTCGGGGCCTTCTTCACCTGCTACAAATACGTCATCTGAATCGGTAGTGCCGACAGCATCGTGCTGAACACCAGCGCCCCTTGAATTTACATCCACATTAACGGAAGCGTTCACGCTTAGCGCCCTGCTTACCTGTGAAGCTATATTTGCAGCAGTACTTATTGCTATGCTGCCTTGCTGATTGATAGCGGCAATGTAATTCTGCATTATATTTATCGCTGCCGCTCTTGCTTCGGGGGCGACACTGTTCATGTTTTGCACGCTTTGCTGAACTTTATTGTAAGCGTCTGTCATTTTCTGCTCAATATCTCCTACCCATTGGGCGGTATCTTCTGCGGCTCTGTCCCTTTCGGCTTTTACCTCTCCTGCGGTTTTTACAACATCAGCGACTGCTTCAACGTTGCCTAATTCTATATTAGACCTGATGTTATCCAGCAGCCCTGCTATTTCGGTATCACCCGAAGCAGCCTGCTGTTTAAGCACATCAAGCCCTTGTTCAAAGGCTGCAAACTCTTGTTGTGTCATGCCCAGCTTTTCAGCGGTAAGGCTTGACATATACTCGATATTGGCATTATAGTTCTGCCAGTACTCAAGCTGTGTCTGCTGTGCTTCTTGAAGTTTCTGTATAGTCGCATCGGTATCAGCCTGTGCTTGGTCGAGCAGCCCGAACTGTCCCTCAAAGCTCTGCTTGCAGGCTTCATAAAGAGCGTTGTATTCCTCCTGAATAGCTATCAGTTCATCATTGAACTGAGCGATAGCCCCTTGCGCATCTTCGGGAAGAGCTTTTATCACATCTGTCATTTCCTGGGTGGAAAGTTTCCCGTCTGCCATAGCCTTCTGCCATGTATTGCTGAGACTGTCGGCAGTATCTTCCGAGGAGGTTTGCAGTTCTTTCATGTAGTAATTGAGATCACTTACGGAATTGACCACTGGCTTTATATCACTGTCATTGGCTATACCTGCAAGATAACTCGTTGTCTGTTCAGGTGCGCCGTAGTCGCTGAAAGCCTTATTTGCAAATGCACGCTGTTCTCTGTAGCCCTTCATGGCATTTTCGTAATTGCCTATAAGACTTTCTTCGCCGCCTGCGTAATCCTCCAGAGCGTGTTGCAAATTAAGGAATTTTTCCAGTGTATCACCCGTATATCCCGTATTTTCAAGCCCCTCAGCCAATGCCCTATAGTTATACTGCTCAAAATCATTTTTGGTGCGGTATTTCTTCAGAAGTTCTCCGCTTTCATCGTAAAGCTGTCCGTAATGTCCGGGATCGAACTCTCTGATTAGCCTGTTAAGCTCCTCCATAGGCTTTTCGGCTTTCTTCTGCATTTCCATAGCTCGTTCGAGACTCTCGTTGTATCTCTGCTGGAAATCTACACTTGTAACAGACTCAAAGGCTGCTTGCCGTTTGTTCGCTTCGGCAATTTCCTTTGCCTTATTCGCACCTATGTCCACAGGGTCAAAGTTTGTAAGTTCCCCCGTGTCATAATTGACTTTGATATTACATTCAAAGGTATCGTTGAGGTAGTCTGCATACTTGCTCATCAGGTCAAGATCCGCATTTGTTTTATCCGACTTATCGGATAGCGCTTCAAGCTGCGAAACTGCCGTTTGAGCAAAGACTTGTGAGGTATCAATATCCTTGATCTTTTTATCGTAATCATCAGATATTTGCCGGAATGCTTTTGAGGTTTCTTCTATTCTTGCCGCATAATCAGCGACTTCACCGCCACCCTTTTCATACTGTGCGTTAAGGGTTGCCAGTTGTCCTTCGAGTTCCTTTGCTGCATCTGATTCAGAACCATACATTGCCACAGCCTTTTCATGAGCGAGCTTTGTGTTTTCAATTTCTCTTGAACATTCTTCAAGGGTGCCGTCATAGTCCGCTACCGCATCCTCCGCATCAGAAAAAGCAACGTAAAGTGAACCGATAACCGCTATAGCTGTTGCAGCTACTGTCGCCCATAAACCTATGGGATTTGCAGACAATGCCGCTGTAAATTTAGTTACGGCAGGGATAACAAGATTCACAGCTACCGTGTACGCTGTAAGTGCTGTCGTCACAACTCCTAAGCCTGCTGCAACTGCACCTATCACTTTGACTGCAGCAGGGTGTTCGCCTAAGAAATCTCCTACACTGCCGAACAGTTCAGACAATTTGCCCGATATACTGTCTATGGTAGGCTGTAAAGAGTTTGTGATTGCCGTAGTTATTTTGTTGTTCGCTTTGTCCCACTTTTCCCCAAGTGTTTCGCTTGCATTCGCCGTGCGCTGTAGTGTGCCCTCTGCAACAGAAAGATCACCGCTTAGCATTTCAACAGTTATCGCACCGTTTCTGATAGCATTTGCAAATTCAACACCTGCACGGCTTCCGAACACATCTATGGCAAGAGAAGTAGCTTCCGCTTCACTGCCCATATTGGATATTTGCTCTACGGTATCACGCAAAGCATCGGCGGCATTAAGCCCATCGTCCGAGAAGTTCTTGACCGCTGTTTTCAGTCCCATTATCGCCGTGCCTGAATTTATGCCTTGCAATTCAAATGATGACAGCAGTGAGATAGTCGTATCAAGGGACAGTCCCATTGCTTGGAATGATGAAGCACCGTTTATGAGCTGACTGCTCAGGCTGTCCACTGATGCACCCGAAATTTGCCCTGCATAGGCAAGTTTATCAAGGACGGATACGACTTCGGACTGCTCAACGTTCCATTTATTCATCACCTTTGTGACGTTTTGCACCGAGCCTACAACATCGCTGCCTGTGATAGACGAAAAGTCGAGGAATTTACCCGTAACATCCGTAAGTGCATCCCCTGTAAGAGCCATTCGGGTGTTTATTTCTCCAATTGCTCCTGCCGTGCTGTTAAGGTCTGCGTGGTGTTCTCCGAATGCCGACATCATGCTGTTTTCCAGCCCTTCAAGGGTTTCACCTGTTGCGCCTGTGGCATTTACTACAGTTTTTTCTGCTTCGGAAAAAGCTTCGGTAAGGTCATAAATAGCAGAAGCCGCATTTTTAGCCCATTCTGCTATTTTAACTGCAGCTACAGTTTCGGAGATTGCAGTTAGTGCCTCGGAAGCCTTTTTACTGTTTTCCTCCGATTCATCGCCAAAGTCTTTTATGCTTTTAGCTGCGTTGTCTGTAGCTTTTGCGAGATCATCAGCCGCTTTATTCGCTCTTTCCTTTGCCGCTGCAAGTTGTTCAGATGCTTGTTTTGCTTGTTCAGCAGCAATTGTGACATTTTCAAGGTTAAGTCGTTCACTTTCATACGCCTTATCATACTTTTCTGCCGCATCTCCTGCGAATGTTTGTGCTTTTTCAAGCTCGCTTAAAGCGTCTGCCGCCTCTCGGCTTGCACGGTTAAGCTCCAGTTTGGCTTCTACAGACATCTTACTTGTGTCGGCGTTATCTTCAAGCAGCTTATTCTGTGCTTCAATCACTTCCGATAGATCACTTTTGACATTCGCAGCGGCTTCTGAAGCACTACTCATAGCGTCCATTGCTGCCTGTGCTTTAAGTGCAGATTCGCCCTCTTGAAACAGAGCATCTTCTGTCTTATAACCTGCTTCAACAAGCTGCTCGGTAGTCATGATTGCCTCCAACGCCGACTTATCGTAATTGCCTACGGCGGAAGTCCAATAGTCTGTACCGCTTGCTGCTGATACCGCAGAACTTTCAAAGTCACCCACTGCGGAGGACAAATCGCTTGCGGCACTTACCGCATTTGCTGATGATACGGCATCAAAAGAGCGTGATAGATTTTCAACAGCATTTGCCGAACTTGCGGCTGTACTTGATACATTGTCAAACGCTGCACCTGCGGCACTGCTTGCATTTTCTATTGCATTGAACATATTTGTTCCTGCATCGGATATATGTGACAGTGTATCACTCATATCATCTACAATACTTAGCCTTGCTACCAATTGTTCTTCGTCCATATTCTCACCTCTTTTTCAGTTGTCCTTTTTTCCCGAACAGCCTGTTTACGTTGTTATCGTCACCGTTCCCATAACAGGAATGTAATTGTCCCCGGGTGCAATATTTGCTGTGCCGTCGTTTATTTTCAAGTTACTGTAATCAAGTATCGGGTCAAGTCCTGCAATTATCGCACCTATGCTTGATACTCTCACCACAACGTCCGCAGGGTCTTCGGAAGTTAAAACCATGTTTTTGAGATAATTGGTTATTGCCGTTTCAGCTGCCGATTGTGCGTCCTGTACCGTGTAGCTGCTTGCAAGTTCAGCCGTGAATGATACCGATATAACAGTTGATAATGCCGAAACTGCTGTGAAGTGTGCCCCTAAGTTTGCTGCGCCTTCGCCCAGACCGTCACCCACAGCGTATGTAACACCGTCTATAGTGACAGTGTAGCCATTTTCCGCAGGGTCAACATAATTCTGCACATCTGCCACAAGTTCATTGGAACAAGGCAGCCCCAGAGGATTTATCAGCACCGCCTTGACTGTGTTCGGACCGTTCCACAAGGGGAATATCCTCGCCTTACCCACACCGTCATAGCTTTCACACCATGTTTTGTAGTGCTGTTTGTTTCCGTTTTCCGCAGGTCCGCCTATCTTTTCACGCACACGCTGTCTCAGGCTTTCGTCCTCCTCTGTGTCCGTGCCATATTCCAGTATCTCGCCGAACGAGACTGATTCAAGCCCTTGTATGTTGTTGACAGGCACAGCAGGTGTGCCGCTGATTATTCCGTTGTTTACGGTTCCTGCCGTTTCTGCTTCCAGATAGAGAACATCGCTGTCTGTTTTGCCTAAAACAAAATACTGTCCCCCTGTAAAAAAGCGTTCTCCTGATTCGGGGGTCGTGCCCTCAAAGGTTGCATTGTATTTTGCGTTTGTGGCAGCGTGACGGGTAAGCCCGTATTCACTTGCCTTTACGTCAAGATATTCACCTGATGTTGTATCAACCTGTGTCAGCGTAAACACAAGGTCAAGATCCGTGTACAATTCGGCTATCTTAATTATAACTCCCGATACGGCATCATAAAAAATGCTGCCCTGGCGTGTGTCGATGCCATCGGGGGCGTTATCCAAGACCTCTTGCAATAGCGCTTCATAGGTCTTATCATCAAACATTTTCTCATCTCCTTTCCGTGACTATATACTAACTTCTGCGCTGATCTCTCCGAATACAGTCTGTGCAGTAAAGCTGATGTAGCATTCATCGCCGTTAAAGTCCACATTCACATCACTTATATCAATTATTCGGCTATCGGGTCTTAGCGTGTCCCGTATCAGCTCCTCTGCCGATGTTTCAATGTATTCTGGAGTAGCGTTCAGAAATGATCCTCTGATGTCGCTTCCGTACTGATCGTCATATACAAGGCAGTCAAAGCGTGGCGTGACAAGTGCTTTTCTTATTGCTTGCTGTACAGCTTCTGCGCCGTCAGCACTTCCCGTTATTCTACCTGCATCAAGGTCAAGGCGATAGGTTTTGGAGGGCTTTTCCTGTTCTTCCTCAAAGCTCTCAACGTTTATCGGACTGTAGACTGCTTCTGCCATAGTATCACACCCTGTCTAAAACATAGTATTTCTTTCCCTTGTTAAGCACAAGCATATGCACTCTGTCGCCCGCCTCAAGGCTTCCCAGCCGTGAGGGTATCACAAGAGATATTTTGCTTATTATCAGCTTGCTGTCATTTACCGCCTGTATCTTGAAAGGGTTAAGGCTCATCACTGTACCTTGTATAAGGTCTGTTCCCTTTCCCGATAGTTCGCTAAACAGTTCTTTTATGCTGTCTGCCATAACGTCACCTACTTATTTTCCGATGACGGAACATAGTCAAAGTAAGGGCTTATGTACCAGTTCTTTTCAAAAGAAAAGCTAAGATGACCGTTAAAGCACTTGACATAAACATGGTTTCTGTCCGATATTTTCATTATGGGCTTTAAGTAATCTATCTTTTCCCCCTCATAGAATTTAAAGGGGTCAAACGCTTCTGCTATGCACCCGTGGGACCAGTAAAGGACTTGCTCTGTACACTCCTTTAAAAAGTCCTGCATATCGGTTATTCTGATCTTGTATGCGTATTCGGAATTTATAAATTCTTGTTTCAGCATATTATCACCGCCTTATAAAATAGCAGGGAGACGTTTTGTTTATCCCCCTGCCGCCGTTTACTGATATTATCCAAATCCTATTTTCATTGTATCAAGCCGGCAGGGATCTTCACTTTCAGCAATTTCCGAGGCTATGTAAAAAGCCTTACGTTCATTAGGCATATCGTAAAATTTTTCGGGTCGCAAACCATGCCTTTGCCACAGCACATGAGCCCAGTATGCGTAAAAATCCCTGCTTTTTATTAGTTTTTTGCGTCTTCAATATCTTGCTCGGTCTTCCTGCCCTGTTCTCCCTCAAAGCCATCACTGATGCCAAGTGTATCTGTGACCAGCTTTACCACTGCGAGATATTCATCTGTATATGGGAAAACTTTTTTCGGCATTTCGGTTATGTCTTTACAGCCGTAAAAATCCATAAGCTCTTTGGATTTAAGGTCGGGGTATACAAGGGCTGCCGCAACAAGGTGCCTTGTAGCACGTTTTCTGTCCTCTTCGGTTTTCCATACCACTTCGCCTCCCGAAACAATAGGATTACCCTTCTTGTCGGTAGCGATGGAACGCTTTTTGTAACCATCATTTATCTTTTCGATTTCTTCCCAGGGGAGCTTTTTTATCTCAAACTCGATAACATTGCCGTTTTCGTCCTTGAAGCTGTCGGGTCCCTGAACGAATACAGTTTCTTCCTTGGGCTCTCTCATAAAATATTTTAAACTTTTAGCCATAGCGATTTCCTTTCTTATCCTGATTTACGGCTGACCGCCGATTTATTTCAGCGGTCGTTTGCCGTATCAGATCTGTTTCAATAAGGGGCGATGCCCCGTCATTCAACGAACGACTTAGGGCATTTGCCCCTTAGGGTTTCAGTGGGGGATTGAATTCCCCCACTGAAAGACTAAGATGACCGCCGCCTAAGAGGCGGGGGACATAAGTCGTGAGTTATATTCGTCTTATCAGTCGATAATTACATCTTTAGCATTAAAGTTTATGGTGTCCTTCAAAATGTCGCCGTCACTGTTGAGATCAAGGAGATTTATGTCTCCCGTAAGCACGCAGCCTACCACGGTAACAGCTAATGGCTTGCCGCTGTCGGCCTGATAGTCACTACCGGGATCATCGGAAACGCCCTGAACGGTAAATTCGGGAGTTATGCCTGTATCTCTGTACTTCTGGATATAATCTTTAAGGAATGCTGTTGTACGTCCTCTGGTGATGGTTCCCTTTACGGAGTAACCCAGCATTCTTGTGCTTGGCGTTCTGTCACCTAAAAATCTGCCTGTCCATGTATCGGTGGTAATGGTAATGGTACAGGTAGCACCGTCCATTACTTCAACACCGTCTATAAAGACTTTGCCGTCACGCACCGAAATAGGGCTTCTGTTATGTGTCATTGCTCCCATTTGTCATACCTCCTCATCTTGTCTTTACTGTAAAATACAGCTTTTCAGCAGCGTCCACAGGTTCAATGCCAACATTGAAATATGTCTCATCACCTGTTGACTTTTCTCTGTCTACAGTAAAATCGTTGTCGTAGTCTATGTTTTTGAGTGCGCCGCTTCCGCCGTCAGAAGTGGGACCCATTCTTTTCAAAATGGTCTTTCCTACGCCCTCCATAACCGCCCAGCCTGTGGGATCATTGGTATATCTGTTGGGCGGGAAATTCGCCTTTATCATTTCCGCAACTTCTGCAAATACACGGATTACCTTGTTTTTTCTGTAGGACTTATCTTTCCCTGTATAGGTCACAAGGCTGTTTATGTCATATTCTACAACTACATTGCCCTGCTCGGATACGGAGAAGAAAAACTCGCCGTTATTTATCGCCGTAACAGAAGCTTCGTGGGTTTTGGGATTTACAACCTTAATAGCACCTGCAACAATTCTGTTGGTATTGCTCTGCGTGCTGTCTGCACCTGCTGTGATGCCTGCGACGTAAGCACACGCCTGGGCAGTTGTAAGTTCTTTCCCCTCTAAGCCGTAACTGTTGGTGACGTTAATGATGCCCTCGTTATCCGCACTTGTAAAGTTTGGCACTACAGCCTGTACGTTCTTGCCCACATTGTTTATCAGATGGTTGATTTTAGCAAGCACAGCCGCCTGCAATGAACTGTCGGTGAACGGGAAAGCCATAGTGTTCCAGTTTTCCCCTTCACAAGCAGTTAGAAACGCTGTAACACCTGCATTGCTGCTTGAAGCGTTTGTGCCGCCTGTAAGTGTTACTCCTGCAACAGCGGCAATAACGGCATCATCACTTGATTTTGCAAATGTTATGTACTCGCTGTCTGCAAGGTCTGTATAGGCTGTGACATTGTTGAACTCCTCTATTTTCGCACCGTCAAGGTAAATGTTGACATCGAATCCCGTAACAGGGTTTGCCGTAATGGAATATTTCAGTGCATTTCCTCTTGTGCCTTTGTACCTTGCTGTGCCTGTGAGTCCGCCGCCTGTGCCTGTTGCAGCGGTTGCTCCTTCTGTGCAGATGTAAACAATGACTTCCGAAGCACCTTTGAGAGCTTCTCTTATCATCAGCATATTGCCGTTTGCATCATCATCGTAAATGCTGTAGCCCAGTTTCACTTTGTATTCATCGGGGGCGTCTGCGGTTATTTTCATCATTTCTCCTGCGGGTCCCCAGTCGGTAGTACCCAAGGGCAGAATGACTGTGCCTCTTTCGCTTGTTCCAAGTACGTCCTGTTTTTCCGATACAAAGTTTATGTATGTACCGGGACGCACCTTGCTTACATTCGGATCAAATGTTCCGCCTGCCATAATTATCTTGCCTCCTTTTTAAGCCACACGCTTATAATACTTTTCATTTCGCTTACGGTAAATTCACCGTTAAGCCCTGCTGATGCTCCCGCAAAGGTGCTGTCCGTAACGCCGAAAAGCTGATTGCAGTTTTCACGGAGCTTTTCCAAGGTGAATCTCGGTTCTGCATTTGCAGAAACAGCAGGCTTTGCAGTTGCACTTTCAGCATTAGGCTGCTTTACTTCCTTGCTCATACTATCACTCCTGTTCTCATTTTTTGATGTATTTGTTAAGGCTATATGAATTCATCATATTTCCCTTTTTATCCGTGTAGGGTCTTCTGCTTGTGAATTTTACTACAAGCACCGCCGTGTTTTCGGCTGTCACACGCAGTGACGGGTCATGGAGTCTTACATATCTTTTACCGACCTGGCTGCCCGACTCCGACAATAGCGGCACAAGTCGGCGGTTTTGCTGTATGGTGTTAAGTGCTGTTGATGCCAGTTCATAAGCATCTTGCTTTGAACTGTGTATAAATGTTACAAACCAGATGTAGTCTGCACTATATGTGTTGAAGGTATCGCCGCTTGTAGTTACTTCGGGAATAGGGAAATACACCGCAGGGTAGCGAAAACTTTCGGGTAGGTTTCTGTAGTATGGCTGTACGTTGTTCCCCACAGCCGACAGAATAAATTTTGCAATGCTTGCAAGTTCTTGTTCCATGCCGTTCACTCCCTTCGGTCATTCTCGATAATGCTGTTATGGATCACTTCATATACTGCCTTATCCACTGTCGGAATTTTGCTCCGACAAGTTCAGGGAACATATGCTTGAATATTCTCAAAGCACTGTCCCAGTAAGGCTGAGGGTCTATCCATTGTTGTTTGAGTACCATTCCTGTTTTCGCTCCCGGAATATAAACGAATCTGTCTCCGTTCCATTCTCCCGGAACAAAACGTTCCGATACTCCTTTTGGGTTTGTCCAATGTCCGTCGTTGACGTATCGGGCATAGTGCAGGGCTGTTCCCACTTCAAGGGTGAGACCGCCGTCTGACATTCTCCAGACGTTACTCTCACTGTCTTTGGTAAAGCTCTGCAGCAGTTTCCTTGTATCTACGACTTGTCGCCTTTCTATCTCGTCCTGGACTATCCTTAGGAGTCCAAGACCTAAGCCGTCAAGCCATATCGGGATTTCTTTTTCAAGCTGTCCGCTTCCTGCTCTTCTTAGTTTCTCAAAAAAGTCTTTGTTGGCAACTACTTTGAATTCGACAGGCATTTCATAACGCCCCCTGTATGTCCAGACGCTTGATGTATGCGAATACATGATGATCTCTGACATTGATAGGCTGTTCCGCTGTGTACTCAAGACCCGTTTCGCAGTTGACTATCTTGTCATTTATGCGTATGTCCGTGCCTATAGGAAGTGTCAGCTTTATTCGGGCATCGAGCATATTTCTCGGCTCTTGCTGATTTATCACTATGCTTGCGGATTTTACGCCGAAATGACATTGTACGCCCTCTATGTCAGGGGTGTTTCCATAGGTGTATTTTCCGTTTGAGTCGGGCAGTCCCCAGCCTGGGGAGTCACTTCCTGCCTTTATGTGGTAAATATCACAGGTATGATTGAAAAGGTCCTCTATCATATCGCAGTCATCCTCATTATCACATTGCCTCTGGTGCTTTCTTTCTTGTAGTCATCAAGCAGGGCTTCAAGTCCGAGGTCTCCTATCCCTGCGGATATTTCCGCAGAGGAATACGCTGTATAGCTGTAATCGTCGAACGTCTCGGACTTCTCGCCCTTTGAAGATACGACAGCAGAGTGAGCGTAGTTCTCGGCCAATAGGATAACAGCGTTGTGGACATCGGACGGTATAGTCGGATATTCCTCATCGGGAAAAGTGTTATTGGTGTACTTGATAACATACTTTTCCGCCCTTGAAATATCTATTTTAAGCTTGTTGTCCGACCTGTTCTGCACTGCCTTGATATCGGTATATGCCTTAACATCTGCCGGAGTTGCCCATGGTCTGCTTGCCATAACTCTCCACCTCGCTTAGTCGATGATCTCGGGGATTCCGAACGCTTCAAGCCATATCTCAGCTTCGCCCGCTGTTGCGGCTGTACCTGTCTGCGTGTACTTAGCAACAATGGGTGTGTTTGCGGCAGCGTTTACAAAATGATTTTTGCTGTACGCTCCTGCCGTTCCTTCTGTAATATCATCGGAGCCGAGAAGCTCGTTTGCGTTTGCGGTAGTTGTACCGATAGTAATCACGTTTGTAGTACCCGCATCAAACGCTGTAGTTACCTTTGCAACTGCTCTTGTGATAGTGCAATCGTGAGGAATCTTGCAAAGCTCTGCACCTGTGGAAACGTCCGTTGTGTTGAACTTCACTGTTCCTGCGCAGAACCACACGGGTTTGTAGCAGTCACCAAGACCGTTAGCGCCAATTTTCATATAGTTTTCCTCCTTTTACTTTTCGTCCTGAAGCTCTACCATAGTAGGAGAGCCGTATTCAAGAACGCCTGTAGTTTCTTCTTCGGGAAGGACCTCACGGAGTTTTTTTATCATCGCATCTTTTTTGCGAATGCCCTTTAAGGACACCTTCTTGTAAGCTGCGAATGCTTCTATCTCCGTAATGTTCATTTCCTCTAAGGTCTTACCACCGTAGGGTGGTTCGCATTCCCTCTCGGTATCGGACAATTCAGGAAGTACTTCTCCCTCTCCATCACCTTCAAGAGGTACTTCGCTTTCGGCGGAGATCACAAGGAAGTTGTCACCTGAAAGAAGTGTCTGTGCTGTATCGTCATCAACATCTATAACAGGTCTGTCCTTTGTTGCTTTGACTATACCGTCGGCTGTCATTACAGCGTAGGAAAGCCCTGCTATGAGTTTTAATCTGTACAATCAAACCACCGCCTTAGATAGCCTTGATGTTCTTTATAAGCAGAGTAGCATCAAGCTCCTCGATGACAGCATCAAAGTCAAAGTGGATAGCGTAGAACTTCTTATCCATCATGATAGCCTCTCTGCCCTGGTCTGAACTGCGTATCTGTACGCCGTAGCTGTTTACTACGCAAAGGTTCTTGGGGTCTGCGAGCATGATCTTGTCATCGGAAAGCTTGCCGCACTCGATGACAGGGATGCTTACAGGGGAGTTGAGAAGGCTTTCGGGAACAGCGCCGCCGTTGTTCATAGCAAGGTTCAGGAGCGTCTGCTCCCACTTCTGCTTCCTGTTGGGGGACATTATCCATCTGAGTTTGCCTGTGTTGTACTTGTTGGGGATTAAGCGGATAGAGTCGTAGAACATATCAATGCTCATGTCGGCGTTGTTTGCATTGAAAACATGACCGCCTGCATTGATCTGCTTGACCCAGCCGTCGTTGATTTTCAGGAAGTTGTAATCCTCATCTGTAGAGGGTGTTGAGGTATCACCGTTGACCCAGATATCTTCCTCATCGGAGTTCATCTGTGTTGTCATAAGGTATTCTACCTTCTCTTCAAAGCTGCTTCCTTCAACGTTCTGACGGAGTGCTTCGCCTGTGAGCTCCCAGGGAAGCTTAACAGGTGTACAAGCGTACTCGATCTTGCTTGTCTTAACGTTTGCTCTGTAGCCGTCATCCGTATCTTCGGTTTTCTTGCGGAGCAGTCTTCTGCCGATACCGAGCTTAGGGAGCTCACCCGACTGAGCCGACACCATTTCATGACGGACGAGTGAGCTGAGCGTGGATTTTTCCATCACACTCATAAGGAATTTCTTAGCCTGCGCAGGCTTTAAAATGCCGTCCGAGATAGTACCCGTGGAAATAGTACTTTTTAAGATTTCTTCATTTGTCATATTTCATTCCTCCTTTGGTTATCAGAATATACCATGAAGATAGAATTCTTCATTTTTCTGTACATCGGTGCTACCGTCGCTGAGGTTCGAGGGCATTCCCGTGTGCTTTCTGATAGGCTCGACTGCTGTGGTCACAGCTTCCTTGACCATCTTGGCGATATTCTCAGCTGTGATGGGAGCTTCGGGCTGTTCAGGTTCTGCCTGTTCGGGGTTCATAGCCTTTGCTACTTCTTCCTTGACCATTTTTGCTATTGCTTCCATAGTCACAGGAGTTTCACCCTCGCTTTTGGCTACGGGTTCTGTTTCGGGGTTCATAACTTCCGTTATAGTCTCCTTGATCATCTTCTTGACTTCTTCTTTGGTCATATCGACGTCCTCCTTTTCGTTCTCATTTTCGGAACCGTCTTCCGATTCCGGCTCGTCGAATTCTTTTACAAACTCTCCGAGCGATGCATAGATGCCGCTGAGAGTTTCCTTGTTCTTGGCGGACATCTTTTTGCCTGATTTGGCAATGACTTCTGCTGTGGGCTTTAAGGCTTTGGCGATATACTTCTCGTTCAAGAGGATATCTGTCACAATATCGCTGAAGTCGGTAAGGGCTTCTCTGACAACGGCTTCCTCGTTCTCGTACTCGAACTTTTCATCTTTGTAGTTGTACTTTTCAAGTGTTCGGCTCAAAGCGTACCACGCCTGATAGAACAGTTCACCTTTTGTTCTGTCATTGAAGCTGTCCTTGACCTCGCCCTTGGCGATAAAACCTTCAATTCCGAGCAGTTTAGCCATCTTCGCAAGGAAGCTTTTCTTTTCTTCCTTTTCGACTTCGGTTGCACCGCCGCTGATGTCGGTATCCTCGGTGCTGTAAGTACCTGTACCGCCCATCGAAAAGCCTGTTATCTCGCCCTTCTCGACCTTTTCCCAAAGATCGTTGTCCGTTATCTCAACGGTCATGAGCCATGTGCCCTTCGTGATAGTCTGACCCTCTATCTCACAATCTGCTTTGGCTATCCAGCTTTCTACCACCTCTGTGCCCTTCTGAAGCTCGAAGCTGTGGTTGACATCGTTGCCTATGCCGTTTTTCATAAAGCCGTAGGCTGTCTTGGCGATAGTGTCGGCTGTCATAAAGTCACCGTCGGTGTCTTCCGTCATAGGCTCGTAAACTACGCCCGTGACGTAATGACTTTCGGCGTTCTTTGTGATTATCTTGCCGAACATCTCAAACCTTGCCTTGCCGTCATCGGCTTTTGTGATGAGGAATTTACGCTTGTTAGCCGCCTTGTTCACCAGCGACACAAAGCTTATCTCAGCATCCAGTATCTCTCTGGCTTTTGTTATGCTTGCCATTTTCCTTTTCACCTCCTCTCTCGGTGGGCTGTGTTCATGAAAATATCTTTATTCATCTTCTATCCCCGCTTTCGATTTATTCTGTGCGCTCATTTCCTCTTCCCATTGCTTGTCCATACTGTCAATGGCTGCTTGCTGTAATCTCTGCCGTTCTTCAAGCGGCATTGCAAGCACATCGTCATCAACTATGCTCTGTGATAAGCAATGGCAGTTTATTGATTCCTCAGGCGGAAGCAGAGGATCCGTAGGGAACATAGGCTCGTATATCGTGCCGTCCATACCTGTGAGTGTGTACGGTTCATCTATAGCGACTATCTGCCCGTCCATCTCGACATGGTTTTCTCTCGGCTCGTTTTTATGTCTTCCTGTATGCACCCATTTTTTTCTCGTCACAGCAGGGTTCTGCATATCCGCTTCCTGTCGTGATACATTGTGGGCTCTGAGTACTTCGGTAACAGCTACCGTTCTCGCCCTGTAATATTCATTTCTTATGCCGTTTTCCTGTATCTCACGGATAAGGCTGTTGATGTCGTTGCCCTCGTCGAAGCTGTCTTTTATCATTTTGGAGAGTGCGTCATGAGCCGTTACCTTCATCATATCGCCGAGTTCCTTACTCCAACTGTCTATCCAGTTGAGCGTTCGCTGTGATACGGATGGTATCTTCAAGTCGGCATCAATGAAGTTCACATACGTCTGCACGAGCTTTGGAACGAGCTTTTCAAGTTCCTTTGACATCACCTTAGTTATCGCTTTACCGCAGGTGTCACGCTCAAATATGTCTTCGAGCACCCCTGCCGTAAGCAGTGCGGATAATGTCTTGTGCTTTTTTATCTCTTTGAGGAGATAACTTGTCTGATCCGTGAGTGCATCCTCGATCCCTGTTTCAATATCATCTATGCTGTCAACACTTTCCTCAGGATCGGCTCTTCCCTCGTCCTCGAGCATTTCCGTGAGGTCATCGTCTGCTTTTTTGAGGTACGCATCTATTGCCTTTAATAAAGGCTGATACTCTGCGGTCGTCATGATATCTCCTCGAATCTGTACTGCTGCTTTGCGTTGGGATATTTTTTGCGGTCAACAGGAGAAACGAACATTGAAAGCGGTCTTACATAGATCCCTTCACTGTCCGTTTGGTGTGATGTGCCTTTGTGACTATCACAATGATAGATCACCATTTTTTCGCCCGTTTCGGTATGCGTGGCAAATCCCAACACCGTAACTTCAAACCCTTTAAAATGCCTGTACCGTTTGAACATTTCATATTTTCTCATGTGCTTCTCCTTTGTACTTGTCATTTGAGTTGGTCGGAAACCTTGGATAATCACCATATTGCCAAGGGCGGCAAAATGGTGTGTCCCCGGGTGCAATTATTCTTCCTGTTTGCTTTTAAGCATCTTCCTTATCTCTCGCATGATAGCCACCACTTCATCATCATGATTTGCGGCTGCTTTTTGTATCTGCTGCTCAAGGCTGGTTATAACGCCCTGTGAGACAACCTGTGGCGTTTCCTGTGGCGTCACATTAAATCCCAACGGCAGATTACCCCAATCGCCCTCATAGTCCTCGGAGACCTCTCCGAGAGCTTTGTAAAGGATATCCTTCGCCTTGTTCGCAGGGAGACCGCCTGCACTCTTGCATACCGACATGAGTTTCACAAGGTCATCGGGGTTCGACAGGTCGGGGGCCTTGAAGTACACCTCGACGTACTTAAAACCGTAGGAATTGAGAAGCTTGTTGTTGAAGATCCACGCAAGCTCTTTTCTCTCGGGCTGAAATACCTGCTCTTCGGTGACTTCCATTGCCATTTGCGCCGTGGCACGGTTGAAGTCTGTAGTATAGCCTACATACAAGTCAGGGAGCTGGAATGACGACTGTACTTTCTTTCTGTTGTTGTCTATGTACCCCTGAAATAGCTCGTCCTTTTGGAGTATGCTCGACAGCTCTTTTATTTCAATATCGGGCTTTTCTGTTGTTTCATAGGGGACAGCTCCGTCCTTGCTTTCTTCTTCAAGGAGCAGGAATGCGTGCTGTCCGTCCTCTCCCTTGATGTTGCTCATATAAGCTTCAAGGCTTGTCTTGCTTTCCGTTGAAAGCGTACCGCCTTTAAGTATCATCATAAGAGGGATATGCCGTCCATTTCGGAAATAGTTATAGTTGAGCATCTCAGCTTTTCGTGTTCCTGAGGAACCGAGTATCTGTCCTACCCAGCGCACCTTTCCGTATGGCTTAGAGCCTATTGTGAATTCCTGTATCTCATTGGCCTGAAGCTCTGCTTCCAATGACTCACCTTCACGGAGATAGTTTCCGTCCCGCTTGTCCATGATACGGGGATCACCTATTTCCTTGAAGTATATCGTCTTTCCGTTTACAGTCTGCTTGTACTTGCGGAATCTCTTTTTCCTCGTTATCGGCTCACCGCCGTGGAAGTAGATCATATCTATTGCAGGGTCAAGACGTTTTGACTTCATTATGCTTTCAGTGTCGGGTATGTGCTCGACCTGTACCACTTCACCTGCAGCGTTCCTTACTACCTCGATATAGGCAGTGCCGAATGTCTCTCTTGCACCTACGACCTCTTTCATCACTGCGGTTATGTCATCTTCAAGGGATAGGCACTCGATTATATTCTGCGCTTTCTCATACTCTGCCGCCATCTCGTCCGTTTCGTCGGTGTCTTCCTTGTATTTGATGCCGATACCGAATCCGCAGATGTTCTGCTCATATGCCCTTATACACTGGGGAAGTATAGGGCTTTCATCAACGATAGTTTCATAGCATTTAAGATTTGTGGGCGGCTGGATCCAATCGGATGCGCTCGTTTCCTCACTTTCGGATATATGCGTTGAGGTATCTGCTTTTTCTATGGGAGCCTTGAAGATAGTCATCTTCATGTGTGCAGGCACTTTCTTTGCGTCACTCATGTCTTATGGTCACCTCGTTCTCTTTATCTTGACAGGTAGACAGGCAAGCAGTACGCTGTCAGCCTCGTCGGGGGAGTGAAGTCCTCGTTTTTTCATTTCCTCTTTGCTTTCCACTCGTATCTTGCCTTTGCTTGTCATGGAGTATTTTCTGCATGACAACTGACCAAAAAGCTCATTGTCATCGGGGAGTATGAGCTCTACAGGCTTAGGCACTCCGTTCTCATCGTATTCGAGCAGGAGCTTTTTGACTATCGACATCATATATGTTGTACTGTCATCATAATGTCTGTCTTTTATCTTCTGTCCAAACAGGATAGGGAAGACTTCGAGCCACCAGTATATGGCAGGCTCACTTGCCTTAGCGTGCCTCAGAGTATCCACGACGCCGCCGCCTACGCCGCCGTCGTCTATCTTAACAGGTATTGGATCATCCTTGTCGGGTGCAAGTCCGTATCTGTTCACGAGCTCATTGCCGAGCGCAAGCAAATAGCCTGCTGTTTCCTGTGTGTCCTTACCGCTGAGCCTCTTGTATATCTCTACCTTTTCATCTATCCTGTAGGTGATTATCGTTTTATCGTCACCGAAACGGGCAACATCACAGCCAATATGTATCTGAAACGGGTGTTTCCTCGGAACATACTCGGTTTGCAGTGATTTTTCGAGCAGAGACAGCGGAAGAAACGTATCACTGCCGCCCTGGGGGAAATCTCCGGCAACACGCACACGATATACGTCGCTGTCCTCTCCGAACATACTGATTATCTTCTGGACAAAGTCATCCGATACTCTCTCACTGTTTCTCCCGTCAATATGGATAGTGCTGTACTCGGCTTTATTTTTATGGTGACTATCGTAAAAGAAGCCGTTCAGCTGTGTCGGGTTTCCACACATCAGAAGTCTTGAGCCTTCTGTGGACAACGCACCGAGAACAGGCTCGAAAATTTTGTCATCTACACCAGAAGCTTCATCTATGATAAAGAGGATATTGTCTGCGTGAAAGCCTTGCAAAGCATCGGGCTTAGTAGACGTTCTCGCAACTGCGAACCATTCTTCCTTATGCCCACGCATATAGACCTTTTCATTTGTCCACATGATGATATCTTTAAGGCATTTACTGTGCCTTATCCATTTGCTGACCTCTGCCCAGAGAATGTCAAACAACTGGTGCTGCGTTGGTGCTGTGCAGGGTATTTTCGGGAACGGTCGTGTTACCAAAAACCATATAACTATCCATGCCTGTACAGCCGATTTACCCACACCGTGACCGCTTCTTACGCTTGTCATCTGATTGACTGCCACGCTGTTCAGTATTTTCGATTGCTCCTTATCAGGCTTAACCCCGATAATGTCCTCCACAAATTCCACAGGGTGATCTGCATAGTATAGGATGGCTTCACTTGTTATCATTCTTCATTCTCTTTTCATACGCCGAAACAATAACATCTTCAAAGGAACCTGACGCTTCTTTTTCATCTGCTTTTGCTTTCAGCTCCTGTTCTTTAATTCTGATTTCCTTGCGTTTGAGCTTCAGCGACTCACGCTGCACCGACTCACCCATAAGGTCGATAAACAGCTCCATGAATTTCGGGTCTCCGCTTAATGCTTTTTCTATCACAACATCTCGTAATTCGTCAAACAATTCAGGATTATCTTTTACCTTCTTACGAAATGCCGATTGAAAACTCCTTGAAATACCCGAAGCCTTGCCGCCTTTTGAAGATATTTCCCTGTGCTTGCTGTCGTCCATTTCGTTGAAGGAAGTTAAGTTTTTGTTCTTTTCATTCAAAATCACCACCACACTGTTTTTGCATCCGGGGACAATAAATAAAATTGCTGTTAGTCCACGTCTTTGTCTTTTCTCTTTTCGTATGCTTCACTTATAATGTCAGCAAATGAACTTGCTGCTTCATCATCTTTTTCAGCATACATCTCCGCCGATTTATCTATAATCGTCTGTTCAAGCTCAGTGCCCAGCTTTAGCAATTCTTTGATGTCTTTGAAGGTCATTTTGCTTTCGTCCGCTTCGCTGAATGCTTTAAGAGCTTTGGCTTGTATCGCCCTTGATATTTTCAGCTGCTGAGCTATCATCTTTTTCTTCTGAGTAATAATGTCTTTTCGGGCTTCATGTTCAAGCCAATTGTCATAAAGCCTTACTCTGTCTTTCCATTCATACTTGCTGACCCATCTATACACCGCCTGATAAGATTTTCCTATCTCGTCGCATACTGCCTGAATAGTTCTCTTATCCGTCATATCCCGATAAATAGAGAATGCTGCATAAGCTTTTTCTGTTTCACCTGATTGGCGTTCCCATGGATCGCCTTTAAACTTCATAGCCCCCTCTCCTCATCATCGGACATGACTACTTGTAATCTTTCAGCCTGTAGGCTTTGCCGTATTCGTGCAGACCGTTCGTCATTATGTTAAGAAAATCCTCACGGCTGAAATCCGATAACCTGAACACTTCCTCGGGCTTCATTCCTAATTCTTTGCATATTTCTTTAGTCGTTTTACCTGCTCCCAGAAGTTCCTTTACAATAGCCTTCATTGGTTCTAACAAGTGCGTACCTCTTGCTCTGTTATGCGTGATAGTGCCGTATATATCTTCGGCATGATCCTTGTGATCCACAATCACTACGGGAACTTTACCGCCGAGCTTTGTTTTCAGCGGTTCACGCCCTGCGATAGTCCATCTGTGGAAGCCGTCTATTATTGTCATATCGGGTCTTACAACTATCGGCATCGTCCAACCGTTCACGAGTATGGACTGCACGAGCAGTTCAAGGTTTTGCTCGCTGACTTTATTCGGGTTGTAATTGTTCGGCTTCAGGCTGTCTCTTTCCACAAACATGATACTTTTCAAAGGGGAAAGAAGATCGCCCGAATGTTCATGTGTCACTGCCATTTTTTCTCGCCCCCATTCTCCTTGAACATATTGCAGTGGATATCCATAGTCACCGCTCTTATTGTGCGGAGCTTGGGATCCCCTGCGACAGCTGCTTCATACAGCCTCTTGTATTCTTTTTTCGTGAGGTACACGGAGTATTTGAGCAGTGCGTGCTCTATTGCCTTTTTGAGTCTTGCCATAGGCTTGGTCTCAAATCTCCATTCCTCTTTGAGCAGGCTGAACAGCTTCGCTTTGTAATCTATTTCTTCTGTGGGGTCTGTCTGCTTGCTTTTCTTCTGCCGTCTGAACAGCTCCGTGTCATAGTAGAGCATAGCCATATATGCATTTGGCTCTCTTCTGCATATCCTGTCGAACAGGTCGGGATAAAACTCGCACATATTCACAAGATGTCCTATAGTGTCAACAGAAAAGAACTGTGATATCCTCATTCTGTTCTGTCCTATTCCTACCTGATACATGAACTTGTACGCATCGGGAAAATCAAGGTTATTGTCTCTTATGTACTGCCAGACATCGGTATCCTTCCAGTCATATATGGGGTACATTTTATCCTGGCTTTTCATTCGTGCAAGGTACTGATACCGCTGTACGCTTTCCGATGCCCTCACGCCTACCATATTTACTCTGCCTTTATTGAACTTGTCAAAAAAGCGTTGATAGTTGTCTTTTCCGATTTCAAGCAGAGGGTGTGTCGTTATTGCGAATGCAGGGCGTTTTCTTATCCACACATCCTTTTTGCGTTCGTCCCAACAGATAAAGCTTTCATCGCTCGATAACTGGTTAAGGCAGTTGAAATGCTTGAACTGCATACACCACCAGTTGAACTTAACGCCGATGCTCAGCCACTGAAGGCGCATATTGAGAACTATTCGTTCCACGCAGGGATAGATAGCTTCCTCGTCAACAAAATCGACTTCAAGCCTGCTCTTGTCTATTTCTCCCGACCGGCACATTCTGAATACCAGGTCATTGAGACAGATGGAGTCTTTTCCGCCGCTCACCGATAAGGTTATCCTCGGGGCAGTACCGAATATGTTCTTTATGCGTTTTCTTGCTGTTGTCACGACATCGACTTTTGAGTACTCTTTTCTAGTCAATGTATATCACTTCCCCGCAGCTCGGACACATTATCTTCCGTCTTGTGTCCTCAGGAGCTGTGTATGTTTCTGCCTGTTCACTTGCTTCCGATACGCCCTCGCTCGCAGGTGCAGGCGTTGTACCTGCTGTTGCAACTGTCGTCTGCGTATGAACGATAGGAGCGGCAGGAGCAGGCGGTTCGGGATTGGTTATCTTCTCATCGGTTATAGTTCCATAGTCCTCTACAGACTGTTCCAGTTCCTCTACGGTAGCTGTAAGACTGCGTAGGACTTCTTCATCGAAACCTGCTATATCGTAGTCGTTGTCGGCCACGATATCTTTTATGTAGTTCTCGATCTCCGTATAGTCATCGGAGCCGAGGGAGTAGACTTTGTTATCAGAGAGGATAAGCTTTTTCTTTTGCGTTTCGGTGAGGTTCTTTATCCTGTGGCATTCCACCTTGTCTTTGTCAAGCTTTTGCAGGGCAAAATACAAGCCGTTGCCGATAAGAATGTTGTTATCCTCGTCTATCACCATCGCACGGGTCACGCCAAACTGCTGAACGCTTTTTGCCAGCTCGTTTATCTGATTTTCTCCGTGCTTGCGTACATTGTGTTCGAGCGGTTTAAGCTCCGAAATGTTTACTGTTTCTAACTTCATTCGTTATTCCTTCCGCATGATAAAAGGCGTTTTGTCATGCTCATTTTGTGAGTAAAAATCTTTTGGCAGAAGTGAGCGTTCCGCTTGCGTTTATCACTATAGACCTGTCAATGCTGTACAGCTCGTCCCATACCTCGTTTTCGGTCTTGTCCATAACAGCACGTTCCGTCCATTCACCCATGGCTATAGAGCCTATAAGAAAACCTCTCGGCCACGAATAAAACGGTGACAGCTCAACGCCATTGTATCTGATATATGCAAATAGCTGTTCTGCGTTCCAATCCGCGAGCGGGCTGTAAACATCGTAATCATCTTTATGCTTGATAAAGCCGTTCGCTTTCGTTCCACATTGATTGCCGTCTTTGAGCCGTCTTCCTGTTATAAACAGGTCGAAACCATGCTTTGGGATGTCTGTACTCTGCCTTTTCCATTTTTCATTCATCCACGCAGTTCGTGTCTTGCCTTTGCAAAACAGATACTGCGGATGCTTTTCAAGAAATTCAAGGGAGAATTTTGTTATAGTTTCCTCGATAATGCCGTTCGGTTTGTTCTTTTCTATCCACTTTTTCATTGCGGGATATTCGTTTATCCCTCGCCAAATGATAGGAGCGGAACGGATCCCTGACTTCTCCAATATGTCCTGGAGGACTATACTGTCCTTGCCTGCTATCCAGCCGTTGCATATATGCTTGTAAGAAACCGTCACACGCCATATGTGAGCCGTTGTTATCTTCACAAGGTTGTTTATATCCTCACGGCTGTAAAGCTCTGTAGAGAGGTCATAGGCTCGCTCCCAGTCCCTGTTGTCGGTTATGTTTTGCTTACGACTGAGCATTGGATTTGATACACGCCCTGATTGCCACATACGCAAATATCATTGCTGATACTACAATGCTCATGATACCTGCGGTACTGCCGATAACTATTTGCCCGTTGATCGTGAAATAACCAACTGTTGTCACGCCAATTGCGAGAGCGGGAAGCACAACAGCTTTGTTGCCCTTTAATGCAAACGGAAGCAGGAGCATTCCGACAGCAAACGCAAATCTGATAACTCCAAATGAAGCCCAGAGGTCTATCATTCCCATTTTTACGAACAGCCCGAACAGTAGGCACAACGCTATTGACGCTCCTGTTCCGACTTTCTTGTTGCCGAGCTCGTGAAGCGCTACGGCGATAGAATCTATTGTTGACGTTGTGATGCCGAGTACAGCTATAAGGAGCAGGATGTCCATAGCCTTATTGAATTTGAAAAGCGACATACCCAGGATAAGAAGCATATACAAGCCGAACAGCACGGCTCCAATGTAATACGCCTTGCCGCTCTTGTCCGCTTCGGCTCTCTGCCAGTGCTGAACATCGCCGATAGGGCCTGCAAAGAGAATGAGCCCACTCCATATGCCCCATGTAATGCCTGAAGAAGATGTCGGGGCAAATGTCTGCAATTCCGCACCGCCGAATTTTCCGACAGCTATTATTGCTATTACTACACCTATAGCCATTATCCACTGTGCAACATCGGTCTTGACGGACGTTGGAAGACCCTTTTTGAACACCATAAGCGTAAAGCCGATGCCTATCAACGCAGTTATGATATATGACATAATCTCATTGCCTGTTATTGTCAAAAACTGTTTGTTGATGAAGTTGAGCTGTACGAGCAGGCAGAAAAGCTGGATTATAACGGCTATTATCTTGACTTCTTTTCTGCGGTATATATCAGCGGATAAATACCCCTTCTTTGACAGAAAGCCGAACAAGGCAAGCGTAAGCGTATTGCATACTGCCCATATCACCCACGCTGTAATCCCTTTTTCCTGGGCTATCTGCTGCCCCATAATAAGAGAAGTCCCCCACGCCCATGATGCCGCAGCAGACGTGCCGAGTTTAAATTTTGACAATGCTTTATCTCTCCTTTTTGTCAACATTTTATAAACGTTATTATATAAAAAATCCGTCCACTAGGAACGGATATTTTTGTTTCTGTTCACGATTCCTTGTGCTTCCTATTATAGCACAAAGAAATCGGTTTGTAAGGGGACAAAAGGTGGAAAAAAAGTGCAAAAAGGTGGATAAAAGGTGCACAGAAGGGGATAAAAGGTGACCCAAAAGTGTAAAAAGGTTACCTAAAAGGGACAAAATGTTACCCAAAGGGGATATACATTTCACGGTTTACCGAGTACTCTGACACCGAATTCCACAAGGGCGAATCCGTGGAGCTTCTTCACATAGTTGTATGTGTAGTTTTTCTCCACGGCGATCTCCATAAGGGTCTTCAATTCTACATATCGTTCGTGAAGCACATCAACATATCTGCGATTGTTAAGGCTTTGTATCTCACCGATTATCCTGTGCCGTTCCTCGGCAAGCTTTACTATCTCACTGCCTATCTGATGCTCCAGTTTCTGCATCTGCTCTATGTACTGTGTGCCTGTCAGCCCTTCCACGTCACGTTTCAAGGCTTCTTTTTCAGCCTTTTTCTGTGATATGAGGTTGTTGTACTTCTCGATCTGTCCCAGATACTTTTTGGGTGTCATACTGTCCTTTGCGTTCACTTTCTTTTCCTCCTCGTATCATGATAATTGGTTTGGCGAGCGCCGTTCTTTTACGTCACACGCTCAGGCGACGACATTACATTGTCATTGATCTCGCTCCTTCAATTGCACCCGGGGGACAATTATTTTATTCCTATAAATATTCACAATATTAAAAATCCAGCAGTTCATCAAGGGAAACATTAAGCCCCGATGCTTGCCCTGCAGGTTCAAGTACTGCTTCCGCTCCGAATACAGGCAGTACTAATTCTTCGTCCGTTTGCTGACTATTGGCAGCGTTTTCGACTGTTCCGCTGCCAAAAAGCAGCATACCCATGTTGTTTGGCGTTCTGAATACCCTGCTTTGCGGATAACTACCGCCTGTGTACGGCTCTGCGAGGGTATCGCCCTGTACTACTACAGCGTTTATGCCGAATAAGCTAAGCTGTACATAGCACATATAGACAGCTCTCCAATCGAGGTCCTGTGTTTCGACCCTCATACACTTCTGGAAGCTTATGCCTCTGCGGTGCAGTACCTCGGCGGCGGCGACTATCATTCCGCCCGAACCGCAGGTCGGCTCGTTTATCTTTATCGGTGCTGTTCCGTCGTAATCGGCAGGAATGGACATCTTGGCGGTGAGCAGGGAAACGTGATAAGGTGTGAAGAACTGCCCCGTGTGCTTGTTTCCGCTTCCGCTTTCCATGTATATCTCGCCGAGTATATCACCGAATCGGAAGTCCTTGCCGTCCTCATACGCCAGTGTAAGCAGACCACACATCTCGGCGAACTGTGTTCGTTCTTCTTTGTCGTACTTGTTGATTATCTGCAAATATCGTTTCTCACGTTCCTGCCAAACGCTGCCGTGTATCATCATACAGGTATTTGCTATGGACAGGGCAAAGCACTCTATCCAATCGGAGAAGATATTATATGGCGACTGACTTCCCGACATTCGCTGTATTCTCTTTACTATCTCTGCTTTAGCTTCGTTTTTCATGGTGTCACCTCGTTACCAGTCTACAGCGTCATTGACTGCGTCTATTTGGTCGCCCTCTGATTGCCTTAGATATATCTGTGTAATATTCATTCCGCTATGCCCGAGCAAATCAGCAAGTAAAGCTATGTTTTTGTTGCGCTTTACAAATTCGATTGCAAAAAAATGCCTGAAAGAATGAGGATGAAGAACTTCTTTCGGAATGCCATACGCTTTTCCAAATCTTGTTAAAGCTCCGTCAACGCCCCTTGAAGTCAGCGGTTTCTTTTTATTTTTCCATTGTCTGCCTCTCATGACAAGATCGTTGTCATTGAAATCAGATAAGTATTCATCGAAATCTGCAATCAGACTTTGAGGGAAAATAATCTTACGGTATTTTCCCTTCGTGAACATTGTCACCTGCCCATTCAGCAAGTCTATTTTTTTAACTTTCAATGCCTCTGATATCCTCATTCCTGTTCTTGCAAGCAATGTTATATTGAACAGCCAGTTTGTTTTTCCGTCGGCTTTTAAGCCCTCTATAAGTTTTTGATACTGCTCTGAACTTATTACATTTTCTACACTTGTCATCTTAGGCGTTTTCAAGGCTTTTATCGCTATTGGCTGACCTATAAATTGACTGTATTTTACTACTGCCCTTAATCTCAGATTGACTGTTTTAGGACTCTTGCATGAAGTCAGATAGGATTTAAAGTCCAACGCATTAGCTTTTGTAACTTCATCATATCTTGCTGAGAATTGGCTGATACCTTCCATATAACAGTCTATAGTTCCCTGTGACAGTTCTTCTTCAAGGAGATAGTCCTTGAAGCCTTCTATATCTATCATTTTAGTACTCCCTTCTGCCTGTGCGATCTATCCATTTCTATTATTTTTTTGAAATGGTCGGCTTGTTGTTGCTTTTCATCATATCCTTTTCTCAATGATTCAAAAAAAACGTTCTTCCAACTTTGAAAGTAACTTTTGTCTCCTCGATAGGATATATCGCTGAATTTCTTACGGCACTCGTTGCATGCCCTTAGTATTTTAGGATTTTCTACCGGTTTTCCGCAATAGCAGCACAAATTATGTTCTCTGCGATAATCCGTGATAAGTCCCCTTTCATGCCGCTGACGCTTACGCTTCTGAGCGTTAGCCTGACTATTCCGCCTGGCTTCAATGCTGTGATCTAAACAGTAAATTCCGTGTGTAGCAGGTTTGGAACATCTTACACATATTCCTTTTTCTTTATGTTCTTTATATAACTCCCTTCGCCTTGCTTGATACTCACGAGCTTTTTGAGGATCGTATCTTTTTATATTGCTTTTTGCTATTTTTTCAAGGCATTCGGCGCAGTATTTATAGCCTTGAAAGCACTTAGCTTTCTGGCACTTATGACATATGCCGTGTTTATCAAGAAGAGACATATTCTCTTTTAAGGCTCTGCGTTTGCTTTCTCTCCTGCATTCATCGGAACAATACTTTGCAATTGGCGAGCCCGGGATAAATTCCTCGCCGCATATTATACACGCTTTGAGTGGGTATGTACGTTTACTCATGATGTCACCTCACAAAAACTCCAATCTATCACCAATAAGTTTGACCTTATATTTTTTTATCAGTTCATCGTCCTTACTTATGTACTGCCGGCCGAAATACTGTTTCATATCATAAAAGTACTTCCATGGTATTTTATAAAAATCTTTCAGCCCGAATGAAACAAGCACGTAGCATTCGGCATTCAATCTGTCGTGAAAATCAAGCTGTATTACCTGTTCCTCCGACAGCACACTGCGCTTTATCCTGTCTGTATCGGTATGCTTTGCTTCAAAGACTATACTGCAGCCGCCTATGCGTGTGCCTTTATAATCAGGCTGCGCCTGCTTTGTGAATACCGCACTAAACAGCCCACCGCCGAGATTTGTAAGCACCCTCATGGGTTCTGGCGTTTTTTCTATCATGGCTATACCTTGCTGTGCGTAGTATTTGCAGGAACGGTCGATAAGTTCCTCAAATGCTGCTCCCGATTGACGGGAGCGGGCGTTTCTAAGGCTTTGCAGGTCTTTAGCTGTCAAGCTGTTCACCGTCCTTTATTTGGATAGCCGTTCCATGATTATCGGCTTTATCACGCATTTCCTTGTATCTTATGTACTGCTCCTTTATGCTCTCGGCGAACTTCTCCGTTGTTGTGCCAACGGCTGCAAGCTGGAGGTTGTAAAGCTGTTCCAAAACCAGTTCGCACATCTCTCCGCCGGTTCCCATGCCCACGCACTGCGTATCGTTGTCATCGTATATGGCAGCGATGAAAAAGCGTATTCCTTTTTGGTAAATGGCAAACTTCTTTCCATCGAGCCAGTCCATTGTTTTCTTAAAATCTCTTTTAATGCTGTTGTTATTTTTCATTCTTTCAAATCTCCTTTAGTACTGTACAAAAATACTGTTGCAGCTCATCAAAGTTCATATCTCTGTTCTTGCTTCTGTCTGTGTACTCAAAAGTGAACATCATTCGTTCTGCCTGACTTGAATACCAAACGAATATACTATCGGGCTTTTCAGGCTTTTGAGGGTGAACATCAAGAAGTATGTTCGCTATAAGCTCTATATCCCGTATTTCATAAGCATTAGCATAGCCGTGAGCGCATTCTTCTCCTTCTTCACAAGCACCATGTATCCGCTTCAATATGGCTTCCAATAGTTGACCGTCCATGTTGCACCTCACATTTCTTCAAACTCTTTCTTTGCTTTTTCAAGTTCTCGCCTGTAATAATCGCCGAGAAGAGCATTGAACACAGATTCAAGTTCTCTCGGAATAGCCACTTTATCGCCTGCCCACAAATAGAATGACGAGCTGCAGCGTGCTGTTTTTTTCGATATGCGGATCAGTTTTTGTATCTGGCTTTCAAGATTTTTTATCACCTGTAGCTTTTCGTTCGCTTGCTTTAATTTTTCCTTGTCCATGATTATTACACCTCCTTCATCCCAAACCTCGAGTACCCCTTTTCAAGGCAATACTCAATGAGCTTTTCCGTTGTGGCTTTTCCTATGCCCTTCACAGAGCCGTCTGTAAGCTCCTGCAAGAGGGTGTCAAGCTTGGTAGGTACATTTAAGACTTTATCTTCTGAAACACCATCACGAGGCTGTGAGGCGCTCTCACGGTTCGTCCACGCTTCGACCAATTTTGGGACAGTCGTGAGAGGCTGTGTATTCTCCTTATGAGCTTGTAAAAGCTCTTTAACCGTTCCTTTGTCTATATCACTTCTCAGTACAACAGCCGAAAACTTGTTTTTGCCGTCAACTTCGTTCACGAGCTGTTCATCTGTCATCTTTCTGAGAGCAACAGCTCTCTTGTGTACGTCTATCTCATGTTCGGTCATTCTGCATTTTCTCTTAGCCATTATCGGTATCCTCCCCGTTTCTGCTTTCCCAAAAGCGTCCGAACTGCCCCAGTTGACTTTGCAACTCTTTTGCTTTTACGCTGCTTACCGGAGCATCGTGCTTTTCCTTTTCACGCCTTTGAGTTTTGCGCTCTCTCATAAAGTCGATAGGTTTTGGAAGAAGCTGGTCCTTTTCAAGTCCTATCTCTTCAAGCTCACGTTCAGCCATAATATCGAACACGCCGTCAAGCTCGTACTGTCTGAACTCTTTCTGAACAGCGTTATTCAGCTCGATGAACTTTTCCATACGCTTCTTTTTCCAGCCCGTAAGCCTCGCAAAAGCTATTATCATAAGCATTCCGTTTGCGTTTATGCAGTTTGAAACGTCTTCCCAAACGTCCCTGCAAAGCTCCTCCTGCATCTTTCGATTTATCGGTATATGCGATTTCATTTTTTCTCCTTTCATCTCCGCTTGATCCTATGTCTTTGCTCATGCTGTCACCCATTATTTTCATACCAGTTTTCAAGCCATTTGAGCTGTCTGCCGATCTCCCACGTTGCCGTATCCCACGGAAGCATTCGGAACATATTTTCTTCGCCGACAATGGGGACAAGACTGTCTTTCATAAAGAAGCAGGTATTACTTTCAATGCAGGTTTTTATTATATTTATCACCCACTCCTTTTGAGGTATCACTTTGTCTTTGCGATTGCCTGTTTCAGCACCAATAATCACCCATGATGCAAACGTGTCACAAAAATGCTCTAACTCCTCACTGCATTCTTCGAGAATAGGTTCTACACTTGCGAATGTGTGATATGCACCGGCATAGAAGTAGTCGCTGCGTGACAAGGTTTCCGTAGGTGTAACTCCGTACCACATATTATCTCCTGTAGGCAGCTTGCCCTTGAAGTGCAAGTATGCATATCGGTTTGGGTTCTTTGTAAGAAAAAGGTATCTATGCTGAGGAGCTGCCTTGCAAGCTGCAAACACTTCTTCTATCCAGCTATCCGGCACCCACTCACCGAATAGATCAGCCATACTGCATACGAAGATCGTTCTGCTTTTTTTGTTTACGAAGTCATTAAGATGATCTCTTCTTAATGTCGGCTTAAATCCCCACGGATAAGGTGCAACACTATGTTTCTGAATTTGCTTTTCGGCATCGAATGTAATATTGATTGGTGGACATTTAGCATCTACTTCAAATATTGCTTGTTCTAATGGAGAGTTTGGATTTAACCTGCGCCATGTTGCCTGATGATAAGCCCCATAGGTGCTCCATTTGTCACAGCCCTTAAAACGTTCTGCTATACTGCGTGCATAGCAGTAAGGGCATTGATGATAGCAACCGGTAACGGGATTCCATGTGCTGTCACACCACTCTATTTTTGTTTTGTTCATTTTATCACCTCAATTCTTTCGGCAGCTCAGGTAGTGGCTGCCAGTGAGTTACTACCTCGTCGTCATCGGTGTACACCCAGTGTTTATTTTCATACCTGAAAACTTCACAGCGATACGATTTTGAGTTTTTAAACGGTTTCACTACGGTCAGCACTTCCTGTCCTTCTTCGGGCATCTTGTCATTGACCGATATCCATTTGCTTTTTCTCATTGCACTACTCCTTTTCTGCTGTTATCATTGCAAGCTCGTCGACTTCTTTCATACTGTCATTTCCCCCTTCGCCAGTGCGTTTACTTCCAAACTGCTGAACCCCCTGTTTTGGAAATATCTTTTTTCTTTTTTTGTCCAGCTTCCCGGAGAGCCTTGACGCAGTTTTTTCACCATACAGGAAAAGTGAACGTGCTGTCTGCCGTCATTAAGAGGTTTTCCGCAAATATCGCAGAAGTGCATTCTTCTTTTTGAGTTATTGTATCTCACATTGTGCTTTTTATTAAGTCTTTTTTTCTGTCTTTCCCTTGCAATTTTTCTGCACTCTTCACAACAATACTTTTTTGCAGGGTGATTGGGAGTAAAACCGTTACCGCACAGCCCACAGCTTTTGCTGTTGTACTTTCGATTTTTTATTTTTGTTGAACATCTACCCATTTTTAAAGCTCCTTTTCCATTTTTCGCCACAGTTCCTTAGCTTTTTCAAGGTTATCAAAAGCCGTATACACTCCTTTTTCGTCAGCATTCGCCACAAGGTACATCAGCTGCCCGTTCAAAGTGATCTCCACGATCTTGTATTTTTTTCCTATGTAATGAACTTTTTTCAGTTTATTCCTATTCATTCGTTTTCTCCTTTTTTAATCATGAAAATCCATCATCAAGCTATAACCCCTCAAAAGCGCTCTCACGTCCTCTCTGACGGCTTTGAACTCGTTTTTTAATAAAAACTTATACCCTAACTCTCCCCATGCCGTAGAGAGCCGTATATTAGCTTGTAGAGCTATATTCCTAAATACCATCTCACAAAATGTCCTGTCGGTATCACAAACCCTCTGTTCACCTTGCCAAGTTTCCTCTCCGAGAAGCCGAGCCTGCCGTCTTCCAATGCGCTTCTTAGCGTATCCTGATGGCAGCCGAGAAATTCAGCTGCTATGGGAACAGGAACGCTAAGAGGGTATTTCTCGATGATCTGTTCAAGCTTTTGGTTGTCGGTGTCGATGAACGCCCTTATTTTTTCTGTCATATGTATCAGCTCCTTTTCACTCTCATGTCCTTTTCGGGGTCGCTCCCGATATTCAGCGTGTACTCTCCGTTGTCCGCCATTTCAACTATCCGTCCGCTGAGTGCCGAGTCCTCTTTCGCCAGGTCTGAAACAGTCAGCTCCGAGGAAATGACCGTGGGCTTTCGGCTGTTGTACCGTGCGTTCAATATCTGAAAGGCTAAGTCGTAATTGTAGTCGAGGTCATTCCTGCTGCGGCATTTGAGAAAATCGTCTATGTAAAGCACATCACAGCTGTATAGCTTATGGAGATATTCTCTGCGCTCATCGTCCTTGTAAGTCTTAGCCCTGTACTCGCTCACTATCTCCTGCCACAGCTTAAACAGCACCGTCTTCCCTAAGGCTATGAGCCGTCCCGATACCGCTGTGCATATGTGGGATTTGCCCGAACCCCTCTGTCCGCCTACATACAGCCAGAAACTGCACCCCGACATGACACTCTGGATATACGCCTTTGCTTTGCACAGTATCTCGGTCTGCCACGCTTCCGTATCGTTGAAGTTCTCCAGCCTGTACCGCTCGTACACGCCCTGCAAGCCCGAACACTCCAGATTGTGATACAGCCGCCTTGTTTTCATACAGCTGCATTCTCTCATGGCTTCCTGCCCTTCGCTGTCTATGACTGCGATATATCCCTTGTTCTTGCATTCGGGGCAGTTGATATATCTGAGATCGCCTGTCAGCTCGTTGTATGCCTCAACTTTCAGCTGCAAGTGGGTTTTGCACCCGGAGACACTTTTTCGGGCTTCGCTTATTTTCTGCTTTATCTCATCAGAGATTAGTTCCGACATTGGCGTAAGGGTCTGCATCGCCGTTCACCTCGCTTTCAGTGTAGTCCTTCCATCCGCCGTTGAAGAATGTTGAGCCGTGCATTATGTACTGCTCCTGTGTATGGAATTTCTGAATTTCTGCTTTGTAGTTTTCGATTGCCTTTTTCACCGTGTCAAAGCCTGCTTTTTCAAGTTCCTTCATAGCTTTTTTTGACACCTTGCTTTTGCCGATCCTTCGGGGGTAGAGTTTCCACAGGTTTTCAAATTCAGCAGAGAAGTCGGTATTTTTCATTTTGGTAACAGCAGAGTTATCATTTTTAAAATTCTCGGTATATTTAATATTTTCTTTAATATTATCTTTATGTTTTCTTTTATATGTATGGTTACCAATTTCGGTAACGTTTGTTACCATTTTTGGTAACTTCTTGTTACCAATTTCGGTAACGTTTGTTACCGTTTTTGGTAACTTATTTGTGTTGCCGCTTTTGGTAACATTCTTTTTTGTGAAATCCCAATGTTCGTAATCTTTGTTTATTTTTAAAACCCTTTTCTCAGATGCAACCTCTATTGTTATCAATCCGTAATCTTGAAGTGCTGAAAGCTCCCGACTAACATGGCATCTGTGTATCCCTGTGACTTCGGAGATATGCTTATTTGAGATTTCCCATTCTTTACGATTATACCCGTATGTCTGCCTGATGATAACCATAAGAATGTTCCATTGATTACCACTTAGCTTTATTCTCTGAAACTGGTCTATCAACTCATTGGCTATCTTCGTATATCCGTTCTCAATCTGCACATCTGCCATATTTACGCCCTCATTTCTCATATTCAATTCTGACTTTTCCGAGCCTGTCGGTAGTTTATTTTACACCTATAGTGTATGTAAGGCGCAGGGTGCAAAATGGTGCAAAGTTTTTTTAAAACGGCACCTCTCCGTCACTTAAAATCTCCTCAAAGTCTCCTAAGTCGCCAAGCTCGGCAGGAGTAGGAGCAGGGGGCGTCTGCCGTGTTGCCTGTGGTGCAGAGTATGAGGTACTTGCGCCTGTCCCCGAAGTACCGCTCTTATCTCCACAAAACTCCACATTGTCCACAAGGACGTATGAATTGTAATGGTTCACATCGGGGTATTTTTTATCCTGATACTTGTCCGTTTTGAATTTACCCTCAAGGGCTATCATTTTGCCCTTGCTCCACCACTTGCCGATAAAATCTGCGGTCTGTCTCCACGCTTTACAGTTGATAAAATCGGGGTCTCTTTCGTTGCCGTCCTTGTCCTTGCCGTTGTTTATTGCAACGGTAAAGGAACAAGCAGCAATTCCCGATTGTGTCTGTCTGAGTTCAGGATCGGCAGTGAGTCTGCCTATGAGTATAACTTTGTTCATAGCTTATCCCTCCAACAGATCGCCGAAGTCGGCAGGCTCGTCCTGTGTGGGCTGTGCTGTTTCTGCCTGTGCTTCCTCAACGATTTCACCCGTCACCGTATCGACTGTGGGTGCATCTTCTACAGGTGCATTGTCTATAAAATCTGCTGTAAATTCGCCCGAATTGTCCATGCCTATGGCTGCATTGTCCTTTTCAATGGCTGTTTCAAGGTCAATGCTCATGATGCCCCATTTGCTGATAAGCTGTCGTATCATCGTCTTGCAAGCCATGCCGTCAAAGTCCTTGCTCCAGAATGTCCAAGCCCTGTTGTTTTTCTTGTCGCTCCTGTAGCCCTGACTGTATTTGAGGGCGTGGCTTTCCATCTTCTCTCTGCTCCAGTAAATAGCTTTTCTAAAGCCGTTCTGATACTCGAACATTGCATAATAGCCCATTGTTTCAGCCTGTTCGCGTTCTCGCTCATTCTGAATAAGCTGCACCTCGATATCCTCTTCCAAAGGGTCAAATCGTATCAGTTCGCCCTGTTTTATAGGCAGTACGTTGAGTTTCTTATAATATCCCGAGCGTATCGCAAGCTGAATGTAGCCTTTGTAGCCGATAACAAACTGTGCTGTTGTTCTGCCGTTTTTATTATCCTTGAAAGGCACTAAGTAATACTGTCCGAGCTGAGGTGACGGGGAAAGGTTGAGCGCTTCCCCCAGAAGTCCGCCTGAAACTATCGTTGACGCTTCACACTCTGCAAGGGCAGGGGTGGTGACGACTGCCGAAGTTATCGCCGTGACGAATTTTGCTGCCCTTTTCGGGTCTTTCAGCGTGTTGTTTATCATTTTTTTGTAGCCGTCCGAGTTTATCACCAGTGAAAAAGGTTTTTTCTTGCTCTGCTCGGTCAAACTGTTCTTAACTGCCATAATATTTTACCTCCGTTATTTTCTTATTACGGCAAACTGTATGCCGTTACTTTTCATGAATTCTCTTAATGCTATTATCTGCGCCCTTGTGCCTTTGACGGTAAAACTCACCGTTCCTACAGGCTCATTTGTTACAGGAACGGTTTGCTGTACAGGCTGTGCTTGTTCGGACACGGGTTCGAGTTGTACCTGTGCCTGTTCTTCACGTTTCTGCCGTGTTGCCTTTAACGCTTCCTCAGCAGCCTGTTTCTTTTTCTGCTCCTGTTCATAGCGAAATTTCAGTGTTGTGGCTTCCACCAGTGCTGCGGAGTAGTTGTAGTTCTCCATGTACTTGTTCACCACTGCTACCTTGTAGGGAACGTCACCGAACTGCTCCTCCAGCTTTTTCAGTTCTTCCCTCACACGGTCGATGTGGTCTTCCAGAGAACCTTTCAGTTCATCAAGCCCTTTGGACTTGTTTCCCCACTTGGGGTCAAGTATCTTTTCAAAGACTATCGTGTCAGCCATGTCACCGACTTTGCTTTCAAAGAACTCTTTCAGGGCTTTATACTTTTCGTCCTTTTCCTGTTCCTCAAAGGCTTTTATCTGTGTGTCGATGGCTTCTATGGGTTCTTTGATGATGCCCACAAGTTCCTTGCATTTGGCTTCGAGCTCGTTGTAAGGCTCTAAGCAGCGCCTTTTAACGTCCTTGCGGTACTCCTCGACAGCCGTTGCCAGCTTGTTCAGGTTCGCCCTGTCGGATTTGGCGGACTTTATCGCATCGGGTGTCACAACAAGGTTCTTGTACACTTCAAGCTGTGTCCGCAGTTCCGTTTTCAATTCCTCGTGATTCCATTCAATGACCCGTGGTATCGCCGACAGGTCGGTCACGGTGACAATTTCCATTTGGTTCATAGTATCTCTCCTTTATGTCATGTGGGGTGTTAGTGTGGGCAGTATCAGCGGCGGTCGCTTATCGTCAAGTACGCACTGCCAGAATTTCTTTTCCTTTTCGAGAAGCATTTCCATGTCTTCACGAACGTCTTGCCTATCAACACGAAAATCTTTGACTGTTGCACACAGTTCTCCGTCTCTGCTGTAGTACCTGATGTAAGCTCGAAGAATAGCAAATTTCCAACCCGTAGCTAACATCTGATGCAGAAGCTGAATGTAGTAGCTGTCGGGAATACGGTCTGTCCATTCCTCCCACTGCATTTGGTTCATGATGGTTGCAGTTTTGATTTCCAGTATGCCTTTTTCTCCCGTTTCCCTGTGGGTCAGTTCGCCGTCAAGGGTTGCATACAGCCAGGGGTTGTCCTCGTTTGCGTACATTCTGAACTCGTGGTAGTCTATGTCAAATTGAGGATTGTCAAGAGCGAAGATCGCTCTGATATGCTCCTCCGCACTCTTGCCGTACTCGACAGCAGGCTTGCCTGATAGGTCAGGGGGCTTGTCCCTGTGGGTCTTTATGCGCCACAGGTCAACGTTTGACTGGTATTTATTTCTGCCGATTGCTGCCGCTGCCTGACTGCCGCCAATGCCGTGACTGCGGCAGGATAGCCATTCTTCACGGGTCTTGGGGTCGTAGAGTATCATGTGTCACGCTCCCTTTCGATCCCCCTCAAAAAGTCCCAATCCGCCTCGTCCTTTTCGCACTGCGGACACCCCTCACAGTCATGAAAGCACTGGTCATAGGGGTCTTTTACGCACTTATCCATTATTCTTCTCCTCCGTCATGCTGCACTCACCTGTGTCCTCATTGTAGTCGCAGAGCACAGCCTTGTACTTTTCGCAGGCACTGCAAAGCCTGAGTTTTTTCCCACAAGCAGGGCAGTATATGTCATACCCGTCATGCTCCGTGTCCCACATAACGGTCACTTCGTTTTTGCAGTATGCGCAAATCTCAGTATGATAGTTTTTCATTTCATCCATATTGACAACCTCCTTGTAATGTGTTATAATAAAGTTGTGTTTTTTTATAAACCGTCCATTGGCATTACGCCGTGGGCGGTTTTTCCCATTCTACGCCAATATAGTCAAGCACTTTGCCCCAGCCGAATTTTTCACCTTTTTCATCGATGCAGCACTTATACATCCAATACTCCCACTCTTTCTGATTTCTCTCACGGAGAAGATCAAAGCGGTGAGGTCTTTTTTCAAGCTGTATGCCAAAACCGCACATTGTACAGCCTGTCCGCTGCGCTTTAGTCGTTCTCAGCACTCCGTTCTCCTCGACTATTTCGCCGTATATTTCAGGTATCAGACTTTCGGGCATTTCAATATCCCTGCCGTTTCTGATCTCCTCACGTCTTTCTTTGTACAATTCGTCCATCTCAACCGCAAGTTTCAACAAATCTTGTCTAAGGAAGATTGCGAACGGCGCACTTCTTACCGTTGTCTTGCCCCAATAGTTACAGCCATGAGCTTTAAGACTTTTCTCTCTTCTTCCACCCTCGGAAGCCATCAGCCCCAGAAACGGAACACTATGATTTTTTCTTGCCCAGTCATCGCAAGGCTTTTCTTTCAGGTAATAACAGCATTTTGATGATACTTTGAAATCGGGCTTTCCGTAGTTGGTACCTTCAATCTCATTGGCGTATCCGCCGAATAGATCAAGCCATTTCTTAGCTAATTTCATTCTACTGTTTTTCCGCCAACCGCCGTATTCGCCCGTTTCTCCTGTGATTATTGCGTGACGCACCGTTTTATTTTTTTCTGTGGGATTTTGCAGCAGCTCAATTTTTGCTGCAATCTCCTTCGAGAGAACAGGAAAACCGAATTCTTGAAGTATGGAAGATTTACTATAGACCTTTCCGTTTTTATCTGCAACAGGCTTAACAGTTTCTATTCCCAATGCCTTATGCATTTTCTGAATACTGCTGTCCTCCAGATAGCTTGCAGAAATACCCTTGATCTTCCCGAAAGTACTTTCAAAAGCATCTCGTGTGGGCTTCATTTCAGGGGCATAGTTGATGAAGAAATAAAGCACAATACTATCCAACCCACCGACTGAAACGTGTGCGTTGTACCCTCTTTTTGAGCATTCCCTTAAATAATCACTTATACGTCCCACAGCGTAGTACTTCTTTTCTATATAGGACATTTTCTGCCGCTCCATGAACTCTTTTATGTGCTCAGCTGTATTTTCCTTTTCCATACGTTCATAAACGTTCACTCTACCACCTCCGTGAACCACTCTTTCACCCTCTGCACCAGTGTTTTTCTGTACTCCACAAGCACAGGCTTTTTCTTCCTGACCACACAGTTCCAAATGTCGTCTTCACAGGTCACACCGTGAAGCCTGTTTATCTCCGAGTAGCTGTCCAGCGCCCTTGCAAGGCGGTTTTGCCTGCTGACTTCCAGAAAGTCCATGCCACCCTCTGCGTAGTTTGCGTCCCATGCCAGACCGCCGCCAACGGTGCGCCACATTCTTGCTTCTTTCATTCTGTTACCTCCTTATACATCACTCTGCCGCCTCGTTTGTCTCTGCTGCTTCTTCTTCGCATTCTTCGTCTTCCAGCTCTATCAACGGTACTATGTCTTGTTCTTTGAGCAGATTATAGATGAATAGCCTGCCCTTTTGCGTCCATTTAGTCACCATTGCGGTTATGACCTCTTTTCCGCCGGGCTTAACAATGTTGTAAGTTTGTGAATGGGTGTAGCCTTTGTGATGATATTTTGCATATAACAGCCACTGACCGTCACACCAGTATTGAACCTTAAGGTTGTGAAGAAGCTGATTGAAAGCCTGCCCGCTGTAACCGTAGTCTTTGGCGATCTGCGTTACCGATACAACGCTTTCGTTGTTAAGAATAGTGTCTGTATAGTCTGCCTTTGGCTTCAACTCTCCGATAAGCTGGTCTTTTATCCTGATCTCTGTCTGCAGACTTTGTGTTTGTTCTTTGGCTGCTTTAAGCTCCATTGCAAGCCTTATGAGGAAGTCAGGGCTTGTAAGTGCTTTTTCAAGGGTATTATCATCCATGTATGCCCCGTGTACTCTGATAGAGGGCAGCACCTCGCTTGTGACCCAGCGCTTAAACTTCTTGGCTGTGGGCAGCTTGCTTGACAGGATAAGGGAATAAAGACCGCTTTCGTTGATGATGCACATTTTGCGGTTCTGACCTGATGTCCTAATTTGGGACATCAGCTTATCCTCAGAATCTACGTGGTCTTGTATAGCTTTTGCAGGTCGCTCATAATTCAGCGCTTCTGCAACATCTTTTCCAACAAGCCACGGCTCGCCATCAATGGTAACTGTTCTTATCTGACCGAAGTCCTCGTTTTCAAATGTTTTTACCTCATTCATGTTTATGTCTCCTTTCCCCATTCCTCACTCAGACTGTCCACTGTAACTCCCAGTGCGTCTGCAAGTCTTCTTGCTGTTGCTATATTCGGTATCGTGATACCGCTCTCGAACTTGCAGATGTTAGCCTGCGTTATGCCGGCTCTTTCGGCAAGTTCAGCTTGGGTCAACTTTCCCTTCTCTCGCAGTTTTTTGAGCTTTTTTGAGAATGACATATGCTCACTTTCCTTTCTTTTGAATTTATTGACTTCATGCCTTGGGTATGATATAATTAAATCACGCCGAAAATGCTGTCAAGCATGGAGGTTGATAAAATGAAGATTTCTATTCAGTTTGCACGCAAAGAGCACATTGACAAAAATGATGTTGTATCATACATGAACCGCCTTGGTTGGAACTATGTCGGCGGAACAGAGGGAATAGAGGAACATGGAAATCCGTTTTTTGTGTTTAATTGGACAAGCGAAAAAGAACCTGTATTCCCCGATAAATATGATTACAAAATAACATCCGAGTAATTACACTCTTAAACACTAACAAATAAATCAACAGCATTTTCGGCACATCATTTTATCTTAACTTTTTTGCTTTGACTTTCTGCTTTATATAACAGGTTACCCAATAATGATCGTATCTGCCTTTTTTTGCATTTGCAAAATCAAAAGTTATCTCAGGATCTCCAATAGCCACCCTGCCTTCACGATCAATGCCTTCGTTTAGGTGCTTTATTATAAGGTCTATCACAAAAGGCACGGTCATTTCGGGATCGTCTGCATCGTATTCAAATGCCTCCAGCGTGTAGTATGGTATAGTGTAATCTTCCATCTCCATCATCTCCCTTCAATTATTTTTATACCCAGGGGATTGACATTTTGCATAAAAAATGCTATACTAAAAGTAAATATACTTATACGGTTTGCGTAAACCTTTACGGTATAGCAGACTTTAAATAATACCCAAGGTATATTTATATTATAATACCAATTTTAGAATTTGTCAATAATATAGTACTAAATTTAGTATTTTCTCTGTTTTGCACAATTTCAAAATTGGTGTTTTGTGGGAGGTGCAAAATAATGGCTAAAAAACTACGACCATCAGAGGAGTTTGATCCCATATTTAACAGATTGATTGAAGTGTGTGAAAAGCGAAATACCAATGTGTCAAGTTTATGTGACGAGTTTGCGACGAGTAGAAGTGTACTTAGCACATGGAAGAAAGGCAATATCAGTGCAAATCTAATACAACCGATAGCGGAAAAATTGAATGTATCAATTGAGTATCTTCTTACTGGCAAAGATGTAGAGAATACTAATTTTATATCTACTGGGGATATAAAGGATAATCGTGATGTTAGTATTAATAATTCTAATAGTAAAACTAAGCAATTGCAGATTGGAGAAATAGAACAAGAAATATGTTCAATCCTTTCTAAATTTGATACAAGAAAGAAAACCGAACTTATGGGAGTTATTTACAAATATGTTGACGAGCATATAAAAGCAGGTTAATAAAATTTGGATATTTTAAGCAGAATAATTGAATTATTGGGAGATAAGGACCAGCAAGAACTAACAAAACATTTAAAGCTAAAAAAAACCGCCTTTACCGACTGGAAATCAGGTAAGAGTAAATCTTACTGT